AAGCGATTCATAATAGCTGGAATAACATGTCCATTCTTAATACTAAAATTATCATAAGGACCATATAGGTTTACTGGTACAACACAAATATATTCAGTACCATATGCCTTATTATGTTGCCGGCATTGGACTTCTAACATTCTCTTAGCATATGCATAGCCTTCATTAGAAGGATGTGGAGGCGATTCATGAATCATGGATTCATCCATAGGAAATCGACTAGGATTGCAAGGATAAATGCACGAGGATAGACAAAATATTCCACGTTTTATACCGTATTTTTTACAGGCAAAAAGAATATTTTCATTTATTTTAATATTTTCACTGAACATTTCAACGTTAGAATCTAAATTCATAAAAAGACCACCTACTTTAGCTGCAAGATGAATAATATAGTCAAAACGATTATAAGCACTTGAGAAAAATGTCATGACAGCCATTCTTGAAGACAATTCACAATCAGAACGTGTCAAAAACACAAATTCATGTTCTGGATATTGATGTGCTATAGCTTTAATAGAGCTACCTACTAGCCCGTTACCTCCTGTTACTGCGATGCGCATTATAATACAAAACAGGAATTTAAATTTAAATAGTATTTTCAATATTATTTAAATGGTGAAATTAACATTTATTACTGGTATTACTGGACAAGACGGTTCTTACTTAGCGGAACTTCTATTGGAAAAAGATTATAAAGTATTTGGAATTGTTAGAAGAACCTCGCTTCTTTATAGTCATACACGGCTGGATCATATACGAGCTAAGATTACATTGCGATACGGTGATATGACAGATAATTCTGGATTGGCAAATTATTTGTTTAATATTATAAGTAATCATCCGGATTTTGAAGTTTTGGAAATTTATAATCTCGCGGCACAAAGTCATGTTAAAGTAAGTTTTGAAATACCAGAATATACAGCTAATGTAGATGGAACTGGCGTAATGCGTCTGTTAGAAATAATAAGGTCTTTGCCACAACAAATACAACAAAAGATCAAATTTTATCAGGCAGGTACTAGTGAAATGTATGGTAAGGTCTTAGCTGTTCCTCAAGATGAAAATACACCATTTAATCCCGTATCTCCTTATGCTGCTGCTAAGTTATATGCATATTATATGGTAAAATGTTATCGCGAGGGATATGGATTATTTGCTGTTAACGGTATATTATTCAATCATGAAAGCCCTCGCCGTGGAGAGAATTTTCTTACAATGAAAGTAGTTAAAAATGTGAAAGAAATAGCAGAAGGAAAAAAGGAATTTGTTGAATTAGGTAATTTGGATGCGCAAAGAGATTGGGGTCATGCAAAAGATTATGTATATGGAATGTGGTTAATGTTACAACAAAAAAATCCAGATGATTTTGTTCTTGCTACAGGAGAAACGTATACTGTAAGAGAGTTTGTTAAGAGAGCTTTTGCTTTTAAAGGATATAAAATTCAATGGGTGCCCCGTGGACAAGATGTACATGAGATAGGTATAGATCAAAATGGTATAATTAGAGTAAAGATTAATCCAAAATATTACAGACCGTGTGAAGTTGATTTGTTATTAGGAAATGCAAAAAAGGCTGAGAAAGAATTAGGGTGGAAAAGAGAGTTTGATACTGTGGATAAGTTGATTGAGGATATGTTTAGTTAAAAACATAGTAAGAATTTTATATATAATGCCATTGATTATTGATAGTTGGTTTGGTAGATTAGGTAATAATATATTACAAATTATAAGATGTATACATTATGCCAAAACTTATCATTTCGCTCAAATTAAATTTCCACCACATGATTATTTAGATACCATTACAATTTCAGTAAACAACAGACCAAAACAAAAAACAATCTTAAATTCATTTTTTAATATTAAAAATATGGGAATAAGTGATCCTTCTCCTAGATTAATGAAATCATATTTCCAAACTTATATTAAATCTATTATCAATATAAATTTAAAAGAAAAACAAAACTCAAATGTTTTACATATCCATATACGAAGTGGTGATATTTTTTCTAGAAATGGAGGTCATTCCTATTATGTACAACCACCACTGCAATATTATAAAAACATAATTAAATCTCAAGACTGGGAAAATATTATCATTGTTTATGAAGATGATAAAAATCCCTGCGTTAATGTTCTTAAAAGTTTAAAACTTGATGATATGCAATTCCAATCTTCGTTATTAGTGAATGATATAGAACAATTATGTAGTTCTAGCAATTTAGCTATCGGGTTTGGAACATTTGGATACTTAATCTATCTAATGAATGATAATCTACAAAATATATATATACCATCATATGTTTTAAAAGAATTACCACAAGGTGAATGGGGTGATATTAGATTAAATGTAATAGACTTACCAAATTACATTAAATGTGGTGAGTGGAAGAACACGAAAGAGCAAAGAAATATTATGATAAGCTATAAATAATCAAAAATATTTTCTTTTTGCAGATATATTGGTATGTTATCATCATTAACATTCAGTTCTTTTATATTAAATGGTCTATTTAAATCAAAAATATATTTTTTTTCTTTGATGGCTTGTTTTAATATTTTTTTATCGGCATATGCCCTATATTCTGGATGACTATAAGAATGTAATTTTTTAATCATATAATCTACTGGCATAATCCAACTCATATGACAACCATAAATTGCTGACGTTTTTTGTGCCAAGTCTCTTAAATTTTTAATTTTTAGTCCTTTGATAGTTTGTTGAGAATTTTTCACCATTCCGTAATAATAAATTGTAGGACTAGAAAATGTACAATCCGTCCATAAATAGATATGATTAAAAAAAAACTGATTTAATCTTATACTTAATGGTTGTTGTCGCTGATTTAATTCATTTATTAATTTAGGATAAGCCTTTTTATATATAATTTCATCGATATCATGATCAATTATAATATCATTGTCTTTCAAAGTAAAATTGTTATCATTAAACATCCATGAACGTTGTATTGGTTCATTCACTCTATGGATTAATCCTCCATTTTCATAAGCATATTCTACATAATTTGTTATATCTACCTTTTTATAATACAATTTATTTCTTAAATCTTCAGGAATGAGATGAATAACTTTCTCCATTTCATATTCTTTTTTAATACCTGTATGAGTATAATTATATTCATATAATACTAATTTTTCTATATAATTATATCCCTCTATAAGATTTGCTATCACAAATGGTAATTCGTGTTTGCTATAACAATATGTTTTAAGATAAATCATTTTAAATATATATCGTTGCTATTTTTAAACCTTAATCAGGCAGTTAGTATTATAGAGCATATGGAATTAATTTATTATAATGGATATTTTAAGACTCATTAAAATATTTTTCTGAATTAATATTTTTATCATCAATAAAAAGATCATAGGCGGGCTTTCCCATTCGTAATTCATGAAATTTACAACCCCATTTTTTCAATTGTTCATATGTTACATTGAACCATAATTTTTGTGTTACCGTGCCTCTAGCTGTCCAATAAATTATTTTATGCCCTTCACTATATAATTTGTTAATTTTTGCTATACGTGATGTATATGGCATGGCTTTACTATAATCCATTTTACCTTGAAATTGTTCGGTATAATAACAAATTGTATCGTCGATATCTACGAATATTTTCATTATACCTATTTAAACAATTCTGTTTAAACATTAATATAATGGTTAAGATAATAGCTGAAATAGGCATAAATCATAATGGTTCTATGGAATTTTGTAAACAAATGATGATGTTAGCAAAGATATCCGGTTGTGATTATGCAAAGATTCAAAAAAGAAACCCTGATGTTTGTGTACCAGAAAAACAAAAATCTAAACCAAAATCTACACCGTGGGGTAATATGACTTATATTGAATATAAGCATAAAATAGAATTTTCAGAAAAGCAAATAAAAGAACTAATTGATTTTGGTAAAACTATTGGAATTGAACTGTTTGCTAGCACATGGGATAAAGATAGTGTAGATATTATGTCAAAATATACGAATATTGGTAAGTTAGGGAGTGCCTCTATTAATGATTTGGAATTATGTAAATATGCAAGAGAAAAGTTTGATTTTTTAATTATTAGTACTGGTATGAGTACTGAAGAAGAAATTGCTGAATGTGTTAAGGTCTGTAATCCTGATGTTATTATGCATACTAACTCAACTTATCCATGTCCTCCCGAAGATTTAAATTTGCGGTATATAGAATGGTTGAAAACAAAATATCCAAATAAAGAAATTGGCTATAGTGGGCACGAATACGGCTTAGTAACAACATTTGCAGCTGTTAGCATGGGTTCAGAATGGGTTGAACGGCATATTACTCTTGATAGAAAAATGTGGGGAAGTGATCAAAAATCATCTATAGGACCAGAAGGTATTTTTAAAATGGTAAGAGGAATTAGAGATATTGAATTAGCCAGTCAATATGAACCTGGACCACGAAAACAATTTGCAGGAGAAAATGCAAAGAGAGAGAGTCTTAGAAAAAAACTATAATAATTTATTTCTTGCTTTCTTCCAATCTTCTTCTGTATCTATATCAATATTATCACATTTTCTCATTTCATAAGCTAATATTTTTCCTGATAACCGACCGGTTTTCAACAAATCGCTTTTAATTATATCTACATAACCATTATGTAAATATGTTTTTGGCAAATACTGTCTACCTATATTATATGGTTCACAAATACCATTCACGTTATCAAATAATGGTAACAACTCATCATCTTTTTTAATATACATTTTATAAGGTGTTTTTTCTGTAGGGATTACAGTTCTTAAACTATCAAATTCACTCCCTATAAATTGATTTAAACAATCGTCAATCAAACTTTCTTTCCTACAAGGTTGCGTTGGTCTCAAATGTAAAATATATTCCGGTTTATAGTTTTCATTTTGATAAAACCATGTAAACGCATGTTTTATAAATTCTAAATCAGTTGATTTATCAGAAGAAATTGCAGCAGGTCTCAAAAAAGGTACTTCAGCCCCCCATTTCTTCGCAATTTCTTTATATTCTTCACTATCTGTCGATACAACAACTCTCATCTCACCTCTTTTGTAATATTCTGTTTTTTTGGCCTGTTCGATAGACCAAGCTAATAATGGTTTTCCTTTAAAATCTTTAATATTTTTATGGGGTATGCCTTTGGAGCCACTTCGTGCAGGAATTAAACATAAAATTTTCATTATTTAAATATATATATATATTCCATATTTCTATTTTAAAATTAGTATAAATGTATATATATATATTAATGAATATTGAAATTATTGAAGAGGAAATAATGAAAAATGGTTACTATATTATTAAAGGATATTTAAACAATAAAGAATGCGTTGAATTGGTTAATGCTATGAATAATCATAAAAATCTTTTTATACAAGCAAATAGTGGAATTGCCAATTTTCAAACTGGAGGTGATTATAGAGCTCCCGAGTTCCATAAAGTAAATGAAACGGCAAATAGGTTTTTAAATGATAAACGTTTCCAAACTATAGTTGAAAACTTATATAATAGAAAAATAGTTAAAAAACGATGTCAAGGAGGTATACTTATTTATAAAAATGATAAAACCAATAGTTCTGGAGGTGGTTGGCATGTTGATAACTATGATTTACAATTAAAAGCTATGATATATTTAAATGATGTAAATAGTAATAATGGTCCGTTCACGTACATTAATAATACAAATAAATTTGCTAGAAAAATTAATCCGGATTTAAAAAATCATAGATTTACAAATGACATTATAAATAATCATCCATTATTAAAAAATATAAATATACAAGAATTAACAGGAAACGCTGGCGATTGTATTTTATTTAGATCTGATAATATCCATAAAGGGAGGATTATTGAAAATGGAAATAGATACACATTAACTAATTATTATTATTAATATATAAAATAATACAAATAATAAATAATCAAATGGTATTATTATGGAAGAAATCAACCGCAACAAATAAGGGAATAATTATATTTACTCATAAAGAAATACATAATAATTTTATCCCATTTCATAAATTAAAAAACAAATATTTTATTGGCTTACACATTGGTTGTTGGTGGTCAGCTTCAAAAAAAATCCCTAATTATGTTGATTTTATTATGTCTAGTCCAAATCAAATGGAAAAACCATCAGATAAATATTTAATACCATATAACAGTAGAAATTTTTTACCAACTTATTTTGATCCATATGTAAATAAAAGCATTGATACTTTGTTGAATAGTATAAACATCTTTAAAAAATTTTCAAAAATAAAACTTCCACATAATTTAATTAATAACATTAATTCTAATAAAAATACTAAATATTGGGATATCATTACTATAGCCAAACCACACCATGTTAAAAAATTAGATTTATTTCTTAGAGAAGTAAAGAAAGCATATGAAATAAATAGTAATTTGAAAGTGTTAATAATATCAGCTATTGCTCCCAATGAACATAAACATCCTAGGCATCATCATAATCTAGAAAAAATAATAAAAAGAGATTTTACTGAAAAACAATAACAATTAATAACGCTTTTTAGACCAGAATGCGGTACAAATGAAGGTATCGACAATAAACACATTTTTCCATTTTATCAATGGAGCAAAATATTTTGTTTTTTTACAGAATTTGAAGGAGAGAGTAGAGTTGCACACGAAGCGTTGTGTTGTGGATTGCCTATTGTTTGTTATAAACAATTAAAAGGTGGTGCTAATGAGTATTTAAATGAAAATAATTCAAGACAATTTGATAGTTATGATAATGCTTACAAAAGTATTATTGATTGTGTAAATAATTATGATAAGTTAAATGTTAATTATGAAGAAATTCAAAAAAAATTGAGAGAAGATAAATCTATTCATCTTATTAAGAAAGAATTTGTCAATATTTATAAAAAAAACAACATGATTTTTGATAATATATTAATTGATTACGATCAATTACATTTTAGGTTACCAGGACATTATTATTATGATGAATGGGCCAAGTATTCCGATAATGAAACAAGTGATATATTAAATCCTACACAGTGGAATATTTTTATTAATAGTAAAACATATAAGGCCAGAACATAATGATATTTATGTATCATTATATAAATTTAATTAATATAAATATAAATTTAAATACATATATTAATGCCAAATATATTAATAACAACCGCTCACCCTGATGATGAACTAATATGGTTTGGTTCTACATTATATGAACTATCAAAATTTGAAAATATTAATATTTATTGCATTTGTTTTTGGGGTCTTTTGGAAACACCCGGTAGTATGAGGAATGTAACACCAGGATATAAAGATATAGATAGAAAAGACCAATTCTACGAAGTATCAAAGGCAATGAATTTTAAAAATAGTTGGATTATAACAGAAACAAAACATGAAGTTATTCAACAAAATAGACAAAAAGACGAAGTTATAGAAGAAGAATTTAAAAATGCGTTAAAAAACATAAATCTAGATGAAAAAGATATTTCATTATTAATAACACATTCTTATTACGGTGATGAGAGAAAACATCCTCATCATATTAGAATGTATGATTTTTTTAGTAATTATACTTTACACAATAATGTTCCTTTCAGTTTTTTTAGTATTTTAAAAATACCAGATATAAACCATAATTCTATTTTAAAATATACGTTAAGAAAAAATCAATTACACTTATTATCATTAGAAAAGATAGATAATTCTAGTTTAAATATTAAAAATAAACCGGCATTTTGTTTAGAGTTTCAGGGCAATTTATATAAAAAACTAGAAATGTTGAAATTATATAAATCTGTCGATTTTAAGAAACATTACAACGATTATTATGCTTTTTCTACTGTGTCAGAGAGATTATATTTTAATACTATTGCATTTAAAATAATAGAAAAGATATTAAATAACATGAGTTTAATTGTAAAAGATATTATATAATAAGAAAAATTAAATAAAATTATTTACCATTTGTATTTATATAATGCTCTGGAATTGGTTTTTTAAAGGGTGCGCTATTATCACGTCTAGCAAAACAAGATAAAGATGTATCGCATAAAATACCATGTCTTATAGTACAATTATGATTTACGAAATTTAAAGATGTATTGTTACTTACACGTAAATAATTACAGTTTGTACTTATATTTTGCCATTTCTCTTTATTTGGTCCACCTTTAAATAAATATTTTAAATCTATGTCTTTAAAATTATTTGCTTTATAAAATTCATTAAAAACAGAAGGTGAAAATGACCAAAAACCTCTACCAAAATGACCTACTAAATTACTTTGATGCCATATACAACCTTTTTCACATAACATAAATAATATATTTTTCCAAACAGAAACAATATCAAAACAACAAAATAAAGTCCCAGCATCCAATACACAATCATAATAATTTTTAAATTTGCCTGGACAATCTTCTTGCAAATCTAACTTAAAATCAGGATTTCCATTTATATCGAATGTATGAACTTCGTCAAAATTCATTATTCTTTTAAACTCGTCCTTTGATGCATTTTTGAATCCCCAAAATGTGCAGTCTCCTAATATAGCACATTTTTTTCCAATGTTGTATTTTTTTCCATACTCTAATAATATTCTCAAATCTTCAGGACCTATTCCCATTATGATTTATATTCTATATTATGTTTTAAGTATTAATATATCTTATTTTATCACTTGAGATGAATATTGAAATATTATAATTTAAAATGAAGATTAGCATTATATAAAATAATGAATAAATCTATTATAATATTTGGAAAAGGTCCATCTGTCTTAAAATGTAAAAAAGAAATTGTAGATGAATATGATGATATAGCTATAATTAATTACCCTGTCTTAAACCAGTTCTTTTTATCACTGATTAAAAATAGAACTATAAATTATCATTTCGCAAATTGTGGAACCTTTGATAATAGATATCATGATAAAACAAATGAAACGCTAAATATTCAAGGAGTCTATAATACCAATACTATAAATAGTGTATCTCCGTATAAAGATTTTTTGAAGAATAAATCCATAATTAAAGAATCTATCCGTGAGAATTTAATACCGTATTTTAAAAATTATTTTGACCTAGACCCAAATAGTGGTACTTTGGCTTTACATTATATATTAAAAAAAAATATATATAACAAAATTTTATTAGTGGGATTTGATAATTATGAAATATCAAAACAAACTTATTATTATAAACCAAGTGAATACAATGATTCGATAAAATATTTATTAGAAAATAATATAATTACTAATAAAGGCGAATTTAATATAACCAGTGGTCATAACCCAGAAAAGACACTTCGATATATAAAATATATTATTCAACAAAAGTCAAATGTTGAATTTAATGTCATTACAAATAACGATAAGCTTAATGCGTTTATAATTAAATACACCAATGACTGCCAAAAGAAGTAAAGATAATTTACTTCTTATATTTTAATTTAAATATATATGAATCATTTTTATCATAGATGAATTTTCAAAAATACAAATCAGGTCCGGGTTTAGATTTTTTGGCTTTACAACATTTATATAATTATCTTGAAAATAAAGCCAATGATGAATCATCTGAAATAAATATATTAGAATTTGGTTCAGGATTTTCAACACAGTTTTTAGTAGATTATAAAGAATTTTCAGGCAAAAATATATATATAGATAGTTTTGATAATGACCCCAATTGGTGTTTTCAAAATGCGAATAAATATCCCTTTTTAAATTTAAATGTAGATCCTTTATTATCCTGCAATGAAAACGATTTTAATAGACAACTAACAAACAAAGAATATGATAGAACATGTTTTAGTAAGCATATTAGTCTGCCTTATGAGCATCCTAAATATTGGAGACAAAAAAATTGTTTTTATGATGTTAAAAAATTAAAAAAACATTATGATTTAGTTATTGTAGATGGACCCAATGGAAATGGTAGATCTCTCTCATATCTTCATTTTAAAGATAAAGTATCTAGAGGAAGTTTTATTTTAATTGATGACCATAATTCAAGAGATGATGATTTTGATTATAAATTTATAGAATACCTTAAAAACATTATCCCAGTAAAAGAAATTTATATTCATGAAAATAAAAGTAATCCATCTTGGGAACATGGTGTAAACTTTGCACTATTTGAGGTTATTTAACCCTATTTTAATATAAAACATTCACTATTTTTTTACAAACATCTTTTCCATAAGGATTTTTTAATCTATTATCCTTTGTTTTCTTTTCATATAAAAAATCTAAATTTTTCATGATGTCTTTTCCTACTAATTTGCCCCACCCACTTTCTATGGTTTCAGGACGTTCTGTTGCGTCTCTACAAATTAATACTTTTTTACCAGCACATACTGCTTCCTCTTGTAATCCACCACTATCTGTTATTATACCTTCACACCCTTTTATTAACTCAACCATATCTTTGTAACAAATTCCATTTAATCTTATTATGTTTTCATCCAAATAATTTTTTGCTTCTTCCTTCAATGAAGGATGAACCAAATAAATAATTTTTTTTGTCTTTGAAATAGTATTTAATTGTTCCCAAAGAATATTCATATGTTTTCTATTTTCTCTTCTATGAAGAGTAACTAATAATGTTGGTTGCTCCAATACCTTTATTTTATTTGATATCAACTCAAATGCATCCACTATTGTATTTCCAACTAAATACACATCTCGTGTAATACCCTCTTTTTTTAAATTATTAACTGTCATCTCAGTTGGACATAAATGTATATCTGCAATACTACTTATTAATTTTCTATTCATTTCCTCTGGAAAGGGACTATATTTATTATATGTTCGCAGCCCCGCCTCCAAATGGACAATTTTAAGTTTTTTATTAAAAGCTGCCATTGCCAATATATAAGCTGTGGTAGTATCTCCTTGAACCATAACATGTGTGATTCCCGTTAAATCAATATTATCAAATTGGGTAAAAATTTTACTAGACAATTTATTTAATGATTGTTGTTTTTCCATCGTTTCCATAATAAAATCAGGTGTTGGTAAATAATTTTTGAATTGTTTGAATAAATCTTTGTGTTGACCTGAAAATAATGTCTTATAAGGAATATTATTCTTATGAAATGTCTCTATTAATGGAAACATTTTGATCATCTCTGGTCTAGTTCCGTAGCAAAATAAATACATTTTATATAAATTATAAAATATATTTATATTCTTAGTTATACTAATTGGATTCAATAAACTTTAATCCTTTGTCTAACCAATACTGTTCAACTGCTATTCGCAACTCCTTCTTTGTTGTACGATAAGAGGCAAACTGATCAGCAGCGTATTTATTATTTGATAAATCACATCTAGTGGATACGTGCGTTTGTTCTCCAACATAACTATCAATATTTCCATTTATTTTTGCACTAAAACAAAAATGCATATCTTCTCCTGTATCATAAGTATATGGTTTTGTACCAAACATATAATATAACCAGTCCTTTTTAAAACACCATAAATGTCCAACAAAATCAACTTTCAACCCCTTGCGCAATCCAACATCGGATGGTTGTGTTAATTGGTTTCTATAAGGTGATAAATATCCAAATCTCCCATTTCCTCCAATTATTGCATTTTTAAAACTACACTGCGATATATAATTTTTAAAACAAAAAGGAGCTGGCATTATATCATCGTCTAATACAATGCAAAAATCAACAGGAAGCGTAAATAAATAAGCAAACCTACCAAAATATTTTGTATTATAATCACTCTTTACATGTATAAAATTATATATAGATTTGAGATGAGTTATATCAACATGATTTTCATTTTGAAAAACGATCAAATAATCTATTGTAATATCTTTTTGATTTAATACATGTTGTAATTGTTGTTCTAAAGTGCTTCTTTTCCATTGTGTTAATACAACTGCTACTTTCATTATAATTAATACGATTTATAACACTTAAATAATTTTATTAACAATTAATAATATCTAGTATCCTTTACACTTAACTGTTCTCCAAAGAGTTTAATATAACTCTTTATTTTAATATAAATCAAAAGAATTATATTAAATTATAATAAATATATGACAACTCTAGCCATTGATATTAAACCACGATACATTCAGAATTATTACAATGTATTTGGACATTTTTATCTGGATCATTTATTTATTTTATATAAAATAAAATGTTGGATAGAAAATACGAAAAATACAAAAATTACAAGTATTTATGTACCAAATCAAGACAAACTATATTCATATGCTCTGCCATTTTATAAAATGCTGTTTGATAATATTTTAAATAAACCAGTAGAAAATATGATTAACTTGGGTACAGTTATAGGTAGTATAAAAGGCACTGAAACAAATAAAATTTATCTTGATCGTTCGGAAATACCTCTGAATATTCCAACTGATGTTATGACCAATGGTCGAAAACTGACAGATTTAAATAGAAAAAGAGCCAAAGAACTACGAGAAATTATATGGAAATACTGTGATATTAAAACTGTCACTAGAAAAAATCCCAAAGATCTATTAATAGTAGATAGAAAAAAATCACCTCGAAAATTGATTAATACCCCTGCACTTTTTAAATTACTTGAACAAAAAGGTTATACATATAGAATTATTGTAATGGAAAATTTCCCTCTTATTGAACAAATAAGAATAGTATATTCATATGATAATATCCTAATGCCTAGTGGAAGTGGCTATACTCATATGGCATTTATGAATGAAAATTCCAATTATTATGAGTTATGTGCGCCAGGCTGGAGATATCCAAACCCACTTATTTTTGGCAATATTTATAATATTAATGTTAAACTATTTATGTTACCTCTAAAAAATGTGATGCCACAGTACAGAAATTTTAATAATCACACTAAACAACTATATCAATATATCGATAGTGCGCCACCTATTTCAACTAATTCCAAGGAAGATATTTCTCGTGAAATTATCTTATATAATATTTTATTATCCCCACAATGCATAAAATGTTTTGATATGCGAGCAATTTTAGATGTTAATTGTCTTTCTCATTTATCTCTACTGGCACAGTTTTTGTAACATTCTTATAATTATTTCGAAAATGTCGATATAACTTTAAACAATTTGCCCTCCGTTCTTCCTCTTCCTTCTCTCCAATACCGCCCAGAATTTCGTCTATGTCACTTAACTTATTTTCCTTTATTCGCACAATAGATTTTTCCCATAATGCATGTTTGGGCAATTCTAATGTATCCGCTAATAATACAGGAATTGAACCTGCACCCAAAGCCTCCCAAAATCGAATTGAATTGGGTCCACTACCACTTGGTGCTAATGCATATCGTGAATCAAGCAGAATTGAATTATATAATTTTGTTTTTATCTTATGTTTTTGATCTTCATTTAAATTGCCGTTTATATTTTGAGCGGCACTATAGACATCACAATTAAAATGCCAATCTCCCGTATTTCTAATTATACAATCTTTCCTACCTTTCTTATTTAAATCAAAAATTCTTAATCGTATGTCTGTTAAATAACAATTTGCCTGATATCCCCCAGCAAAACTATAAAAATATTTCCTTTCTTTATTTAATAAATCTACGCCATTAAACACTTCATTTCGCGTCTTATCTTCCAAATTTACTGCATATAAAGGACAAGCTATAAGATTTATAGACCCTATTTTATCCCGACCCAAACATTTATGCGGCGTATATACAGAAGTTATACCTAATAAACTCCAAAGATTTACTAACTTGTGATAACCTATATGCTGACAACATGTATAATAACTCTTATTTAATGGAATTACTGTTTTTAATATTTCTAGTAATTGTTGTTGATTAACATTTTTGTCTATTACAGTTGCCCACGGAAAAGGAAAATAATTAACATCACCCTTATTTTGCCTATAAAATTCCTTTTCTGTAATTACCGGATACTGCCAAAATAAACCAAGTTGTACTAATAAATTATCAATATTCATTATAATTAATAATATATGTTATGTATTTAAATTATAGTTTTTTCCAATCGGAATTCAAATACAACTGAATAATCTCTTTATTGGATTTCATATCACTATTAGTCCATAAACCAAAATATAATGGTAATATGTCTCCTATATCAATCGCAGATTTTCCTATACCATAAACATAATTTGAAACGATAGCTCCAAATACACCACAGCCACATAAAGCAATATCAAAGTCTCCTAATTTTGACACAATCTGTGTTTGAATAGTTGTGCACCAACTAGTAAACTTGATAAAACAAAAATCACAATTAGCAAATACATCAAACCCATACAAATTTTGTAGTTTAATTGTCTTAATTTGTTGTTCTATTTTATCGGCCTGCGGAGAGATTATTAGCAACTTCTGATTATTCAATTGCTTAACCCAGGGGTCAAAATGTAGATAATTAAAAATGTTTAATACAGTACTACTTATCCATTGCTTTTGTTTTAAAATATCCAAAATATATTTATAAAAATCTTTCTTATTTTCATTCATCAATTCTCTAAATTTTGTATGCCAGGTAGAAAATCCCATACAAATATCTGATTTATTAAATGAATCCAGATACATATTTGCAAATACAATTAAATCTCCTGTATGTTGTAATCCCAATTGTGGTAATCCTTGGACCAAGCTTAACATGATATTCCAAAGATGCTTAGCTTGTATATCCTTTTGATACTCCGGTATTAATTGTCCTGTTTGAAATAATGTTCCGCGGGTTGCATTATTAAGCATAAAAATAATGCTCACTAAAATTATACCGTCTTTATCTGTTTGCGGGATTAAAAATGTATCATCATTCGCAATTTTCGATTTTAAATATTTTCTCAGTGTTGCGTTATCAGTTTTAAACATAAATCTTGAAAAATTCAAAGTTATTGTTTCAATAGATGTTGTATGGTTATTTTCTAATCTCCAACCAACAGTACCCCATACCTTAGTATTCATTAATGGACGATTAGTTATAAATGGAGATACAAGCATATACGGCTTTGACAACATATCATTTCCATAATCTCTTTGCTCATCTTGTTGTATATGATATGTTTTTACAAAATAGGGTTGATTAAATACCTCGAAACCTAAGATATTAAATAAATATATCAATTTATTATCACATCCAGGTTTGCCAAATATAAAATTAAATATTTTTGCATCTTTATATGGATTATAATTAGAATGAAAAATCCACGTATCTTGACTATCTGCTCTAGGTCCAAATAATTTACATTTTCCCAATTGTTTATTTGTATAATCAAATCGTAATTGTGTTAATATTTGCTTTTGTTTGGACATTTCACTCATTCTTAGATTGCTGACCGTTTTATCAAAAAATATATCTGCATTACAAGTTATTATATAGCCGTTCAACTGTTCTTTTTCTACAAATTTAAATACATCTTTAAATTTAATTCGATTAACTATATTTCTTTGATCTATTTTATCACTTTCTACCCCTAATTCTTCTTTATTATATATTTTCTCATTCAACAAATAAATTTTATCTATATAGGGATTTTCCACATTAAACCGCAAACATTTGCGTAATTCAATGTTTCTGTTCTTATCCTTGTGTATGAAAAATTGATAAATTAAATAGATTTTATCTGTATCAGGTTTATCTTTAATTGGTATTTTACCAGAACGACTCAAATACATTTAATAGTATAAATAAATATATTTTTATACTATTTTCTTCCCCATTTTATCAATAATCCTCCTTTTCCTTGTTTTTGTTTTGGTTGGGATTGTCTATCTCTCCAACTGTTAAATTTTCTATTTAATCTGGAATTTTGTACCCGTGCATTTTTAACACTAGAATCTTTATCAGTTATAGGAACATTAAAACTAGTAACATTTACCATCCAAATTTTATCTTCTAATTTCACATCATTCCATTTCATATCTAACAATGTCCATAAACTATCTCTATGATAGTACAGCTTTTTAAGTCCAGTATCAGGATTTAATAATCTATCCCACCCATGCCATAAACTTATGATGTTTGTTGTATCTGTTTGTGCATGTACAAATTGTGGATATACAATTTTCATACCACTTGCTCGAACCCGTTCATGTAATACATTATCCTCAAGCCCCCACGTCCATATATTAGGAAAACCCCCTGTTTTCTCAAAATCACTTCCCTTAATCGCAAAAATACCTCCTAATGTATGTCGATAGCCATAAAAATGGTTGACCTGACCATGTTTTGTATCAAAACTAAATTGACCAATTTTATATGCCATAAAATCAATATCATGAAAAATCAATGTTATATTCTTCCAATGTTCAGGCCATTTTTTCTTTACATAATGGAAACCGATGTTTTTCATACCCCCTCTATTAAACGGTCGTTTATCTTGTTGATGTAAGAACAGAATACGATATTTTGAATCGCCTAAAATATAGGGCATTACCTGTGTAAAAACTAATTTATGTGGTTCTCTATCGCGATAAGGTACTATGAATACTTTTTCAGGAGGAAAGTTATTATCCAATGAGGTCATTAAAATATTTATATATAATTAATTTTATGCATTTACGCCTTGTATTTTTTTAAAATCACGGACGGGATTAATGATGTGGATTTATTTTTTTGCAAATCTGCTAACTTCTTGTAGCATTTATTAATTGTAACTTCACTTATTTCACTAATGAGATTGACATCACGTTTACTAATATTCAAGTGACAACTTTGAGTTATAAAATAAATTATACCAGCTGCTACTGAATGCGGTGTATTTTCAGGCATCAAATTCATCTTCTCTATACGCAATGCTACAAATTCACATACCTTGGTCAATTCCTTATTAATGTTTAACTTACTGCAATAACGCTCTATAAATGCAATCGGTTTAGTATTATGAAAATAGGTCTTATCCGTATTTACCATATCCTTTTCCATATTATTTAACAAATGAATTGCATTTTTACATCCTTTGGTTGCTGCCGTATTATCCAAATGAAAGATTGTTGCTATTTCTCTTGCTGTTCTAGGGAAATTGCTTATTCGACTAGCTATATACACCGATGCTGCAATAACTCCATCCCTATTACATCCTCGGAATGTTTTCATTTCTGATATCTTCTTATGATATCGAAGTGCGTCGTCAACTAACATTTTAGGAATACCAGCAGTTGACGAAAATGCTTTAATTCTTTGAAATTCGTCATATTGCGATTTCTCTTTATAAGGCATTGATTGCCATTCTGTATATCGCCTGATTTTTCTCATCTCATATGAAGATCTGTTGCCACATATTACTTTACAACCATAAGATGATTGTTCTAGTAACGGATTGATAGGCATTCCACAACGAGTAGGATCGGATGTTTGATTATCATCAGCACCATAATAGCGCCATTCAGCAGACACATCAAGAGTATCTTTATAAATAATACCACATTTAAAGTTAGTACAAGTTAAGAATCTATCCTCACCATAAGCTACGGCGCAATTGCATAAATCACATTTTTCTCGGGTTTTCAATACCTGTTCCGAATATACGCACTCTAATTTTTTATCATCTTCTTTCATCTCAGAATTGAAAGTATCCCATAACTTTTTAGTGACCTTTTTAGATGATTTATCCTTTTTCTTTTTTGTAAAATTACTTTGCATTTATCTTAATTTACATAATTAAATTTTGCTTTTAATTCAATTTTTTATTATATTTATTTATCATATATGGGAGCTACACAATCTAAAAGCACAGATAGCGAACAAGAACTCAAAGCAGTAAATATTTTAGACATATTAGCAACTAAATATATTCTTACCCAGAATTTTCAGGATATGAAAAAATTAGGTGATAAGGAATACTGTAATAAACTAGTTATTCTTACAGCTGATATCATCAAAAAATTTCTTAAAGAAAAAGAAATTACATATATTGCACAACGAATCATCGATGGTGTACCAGTTAATATGAAAAAATCCGCTTCCGTTATTTATTTGTCTACTAATAAACTTAAACAACAATCTCAACAAGATTCACCTAACAAAGCGTATAAACGACGCATCTATAATCCAGATGGCTCATACAGAGAAATTGTTCAATCAGATGTATATTCACCAGTAAACACCAGAAAAAAGGAAAAAACATTACTAACAGAATTAGATATCAAAAATCCTCGAGAAAAGGATAGCATGTGTAAAGGTATTGCCAAATTTTACATTAAAATTGCTCATTTATTCGCCGCTATCCTAAAAGCTGTGAATCCCATTTATAAATATGATGGACATGAAATGAGTATTATGAATAAATCCAAAATTCCTAAAGGAACAAAAGTTCAACTCGCCGAAGTAAACTTATGCAATAGACGCATTAAAACTCTGAAAGCAGAAAGCACTGAACAAGGTAAAATTAAAGCGCGCGTTAATAATTGCCATTTAAATAGAAAAGTTACTACAAAACAACTCCACGAGAATATACTTGATGATCTTAATATCAATTATGGAGAAGAAGTGGTCAAAAATAAAACCTTAGGACAAGAAATTGGTGTGCCCGAATTGGAAAAATTATACTATGATATTTATGATTTTGATACTGGTAAATTTAGTGCTATGTCTAATAAATCCCGAGCTGCTTACAATCAGGATTTGAAAATATTTTATAAAACATTTACCGGAAAATCAAACTACTCTAGTTGGAATGCTAGTGGCAAGAAAAAGTTTAGCAATATTCCACTTATTGCATATCATGATACCGAACAATGTACAGATCCCAACTCCGCTTGGCAACAATCGTACGAAGGAAGCAGTAACAATCCATTATTTGTAAAATTTGCCAACAATATTAAAAATATGCTTAAAAATACAAAAACAAATCAACAACAATTATTGGCCATTCTAGATAAATTGTTTGTTTGGGTAGAAACACCCTCTAAATTTGCATCAACTGATTCTTCATTGGAAAGCAAAATGGTCACTATTAATCCTAAACTTACAAGTGAATCTCTCCAATCTTTAGTAGAAAAAACTCGTAAATTGATTATTAAAATCTATTTACAATGTGAAAGAGAGTATCAAGAAGGATTGAAATTATTTGAAGCTATTGTTGGAGAAAGAATGCTCAAAAATAGTATTGCTAAAAAGGAAGCCCTAGAAGCACAACTTGAAAAGGTCGTTGTAGGTCAAAACGACCCGGAACTTGAAAAAATAGTACAACAAAATGTAAATAAAGCATTAGAACCTGGACCATTGGTTGAACAAATGCCTCAGCCAGCCGCAGCAGCTGCTGGAGGCGCGCGTAAAAAAAAGCACCGTACCCGCTCTCGTAAAAAAAAACGTAGATAATCTTTTCTCCCCTTTGTGTATAATATGGGGTGTAATAGTTGTGGATGTAAACAAACTGGCGGTCGCAGAACTCGTAAACGTAGAGTTAGAAAACATCGTCGTAAGACATACAAAAGACGTACTAAACATCGTCGTTGCAAGACTCGGACTCGCAGAAGACGACGCCGTTAATTAGCGATTAATTTAAAATATTTTTAATTTCTGTTAAAAATATTATACTCCACCAGTAAATTTCTTTCTAGATTTTCTATCTTTATTTTTTTTCATATCATTCTTTAACAATTGCGCTGCATTACATAGTCGCCTATTATGCTTAGAAGTCCGTTTATGCCAATAAAATCGACATCGTTTATATAATCGATTACTATAGTTAAAACAATCAATTTCCTTTGTGTAAATTTTTCGTGTGGATTTCTTGTTTCTCGTATGATTTTTCTTTAATTCATTTACGAAAAATCTAGCAAAATAATCCATCGCTGCACTTCGTTCAGGATGCCATTGCACACCATAAAATGGGTAAAACCGTCCCTCAATTGTTGATACATAATCACGACCCTTTCTATCTTTACTTGTTGATACAATCTTATAAAATTTATCAATATTCTTGTGTTTTTTGAATTTTGTTGGAGAAAGACCCATTTTATGATTGTTCAATGTACAATCTTTAGTAGATAATTTTTTTATCTCTGCTTTAGTGGCACGTCTCATAATTCGACTATTTAATCCTTCTGAAGTAAAATCTAAAGTAGATTGAAGATTATTAAATGAATCAAATCGTTGTAATAGCTTTTCTAAATCATCGTGTCCATCCGCAATAATCATTAATTGTTGCATACCCATACATCCTCCCCAAATTGGGAAATGATTTCCTTTATCATTTTCCTTCATCGCAAGTTGTAAAAATTTTTTACAACATTTATAATATTCTGTTTGTGTTCCTGCAAAAGCCCCACCACTAGGAAAGTATAAACCATTGATTTTGCTCATATATTTCTTGAAATTCTTAGTAGTGTAAGGAATAGGTAAAATTTTAACACCAAACCGCTTCAACCAAGTAATATGAGAACTAGCAATATATGAATCACCACATACTTGGTAATATTTTTTACCAGGTGTTAATGGTACCGAAATCATACCTACCACAAGCTGCCTTTTCTTTTTTTTACTTGTTTTCTTATGTTTTTTATGAATTTTTTTACTACGCGTTCTTGTCATATATTATAATATTATAAAAAAAGATATGAAAAAAAAATTATTCATCAGAACCCCGTTTACCCTTCTTTGGTTTTTTAGCCGTTTTATGACTATGATATATAAGTCCGAAAAAATAAGAATTCGTAAAATGTTTTTTTAATTGCATTGTCTGCCAGTTTTCAGGATATAAAAGTTTCAATATTTTATTAGAAGAGAATAACGTATAATTGTATATCAAAATTTTATTACTAGATAGTTGTGTAAGATTTTTTCTACATTCGTTTACGAAAATTTCACTCATTTTATGTGAAAAATCTACACCAATATCTGTCTGTGGAATCATTTTTTCAACCCAACTATAAATCACCGCTTCAGGATGAAAGGCCATTCCATAAAATGGAAATTCTTTAAATGAGTATATATTGATATATTCCGTTTTCAATTTTCGGTCTTTAACTATAGAATTTATTTCTAAAAATTCTTTTAACTCATATATTTTTTTACTCTTTACATTCAGTGCCCAACCTGGTGTAGTATAACATACTGGTTTCGTTGCCCATAATTTCTGTTTTGCTTTGGAGATTTTAGAACCAAAAATACCCGGAGTATCAGTTAAGATAAGTGGACTTGCCCAATATGTATCGGAAGCTCTAACCAACTCATCAGTAGGCTTGTAAGCATCAAGTATATCACTCCATTCAGATTTTAAATCAGAGAATTTGGAATAATACTTTGGCATTAAATTCATAAAAACCAATTCTTCGTATCCCATACCTATTCCTAATATTGGAAAATAATTCCCAAGATTATTTTGTTTTTTTGCCCATTGAAAAATAATAAACTCTGAATGCGCCCAACGTAGTATATTAGTATCAAAAGTTGTGCCTTTTTTCATGGTAGCATAATTTGCAGGCGAAAGGTCGCCACAAATAATAACACCATTTATTTGTGCCAAATACGAAAATATTACTGGTTTAGTAGCTGTATATTGGATAGGCACCACCCTCGCTCCACTGTTTTCAATCCAATTTACATATGCCGCTGGTAAATAAGATTTTGCTCTTTTACTATCCAAGGCAATATCATTACCTAACCAATTAGATAATGCATTTGTAAGAATTCCAATAACTGGTCTATTATTAATAGCTGTAGAACTTGATGTTTTATAACTCATATATATATTAAATACATATTTTTAAGATAAAACATCAAAATAGTAAGAATTTTCAAAGACACTATTGTTTGATTTAAATAACCTTTGATTTGGATTTATTTTTTTAATGGTAATACTACGAGACCACAAATTATAGTTGCTAATGAACAATTCTGGAACTGTAACCCTATTTTTATTTTTTTTACATTCATCAATGAAAAATTTTGATAATCTCTTTGAAATCAAACGAAAAATAGGTGTGCGTCCAATTTCTGTTAATCTCCATTCGAATAACACTTTTTCTGGATGAAATTGTACCCCATAAAAAGGAAAGTTTTTATATTCAAGCATACTTACAAATTTTACAGGGGTTTTTTTTTCGCTTTTACTAGTTGCAATCACATTCCAAGTTTTTTTCCATTTTTTCATATAGGAAGCATCAATTGCAAATCCTTGGCTATGATTTTGAAATACACAAGATGTTTTCCTAAATTCATCTATTTCAGAATGCGTAAAAATTTTTGCAATAGTAGATTTTGGTTTCAGAATATCCAATTTTGAATTATATTTATGAGCGTCAACATTTGATAACCCTTTTAGTGTTGTAAAGTCTTGAATTACTTTATCTACTGGATCATTCATCATACCTAAAATTTCAAAACCTAAACAAATTCCAAACAAAGGAAAATAATTTTTTTGATTATTAGATTTTTTGGCATGATTTACAATATGCTTGAATGTTTCCATAAAATGCGCATACTCCTCACTGATCATATCATGATCTACTTGACCACCGATAAATAGTACACCGTTTACTTGATTAAGCATCATGTCCAATGCGCCTTTTGGTGTATCATATGGAATAGGAATAACACGTGCATTATACATTGTAATCCATTTAACATATGAAGCAGGTAAATATGAGTGTGTATTTTTATGATATGTTACCGTCATGGGAATACTTAATATACCTACTGTGGGGTGATGAAACCCTTGAGTTTTTTTTTGTTTACCTTCTAAAAGTACATCATGTTGCCGAATGGTTTTTTTCTTTTGTGTTTTATTTTTCTTGGATTTTTTTACTTTTTTGGTATGTTTTGACATATATATATATAAGTATTAGATTTTCTTATCTACAAGCTCATTTTTCACTTCAACACTCATTCCCAATTCACGTTTTATTGATGATTTTTCTTTTGCTAATCTACAATAATTATCTGTTCCACCGGTCATATTTCGAATCATTGTCTGCCATTCCATTAATAATTTGTCATCTTCTAAATAATTGGGGTGAGTCTTTTCCCAAAGCTTAACCTGTTTAATCTGTTTATATGTAATTTCATCAATTGTTTTGTCTATTTTTTCGTGACTACTATCTTTTTCCCATCTGTCAGCATCTTTCACATAAAATTGTAACCGTTTTTTATCCGAACAATGAATGGGTCTTTGTGTTGGTTCCATATCCTGTAATTGTTTTACAAATATATTACTGATGCCTTTCACAAAACCATGATTTTTAGTGTACAATACATCTTCTAAGGATACTTTTACATTATCCACAAAATCCGTTAGATTCATTGCATCTTTGCATTTTTCATTGAGGTAAATATTAATAGACATCCTATTATTATAAGTATTTCCCATTTTTGGAATAACCTCCTTCAATGTTTCCAAATTCGTTGTAGATTCTGCTTGATTATTTAAAATCTGTTTCATCATATTTTTTAATTCCGCCACTTCCTGTTTCAAGAACTCTTTTTCTAAATCAACCGGTTCGTTCTCTACAGGTGTAGGTTCCAATTCAATTACAACATTTTCAGAAGGTCCTCCATCCGATGAAAGCACACATTTCTTCTTGTGTTTACTGAGACCAGAAGCATATTTATATATCTTGCCGCAGACCATACAATGGTAACCCACTTTTTTACTTATCCTACAGTTATCCAAGTTATCCATATTATGTTTTGTAGTGGATAAATGTCTTTTCCAATCATAATTATCCCTACATCGATAGTCACACTTTTTGCAGTGATGTTTTTGCCCACTTTTTTTCCCACTTTTTTTCATCATATATATGGATAACATAAAAAGTGTCTAAATAGTTTTCGCCAAAATTGTATCTAGTACCGAAAAAAAGGCACTGTATCATTTCGTATCTACAGTAATCTAGTGTGAATTTGGATTGTGTTTTTTTTGGCGCCCAAACTTTCTGGCGAAAACCTGTTTTGGACATTTTAAAAATGTCCATTTTCAATTCAAACCACAAACTTTTAAATAAGTTTTTGCACTTTATTTCTTTAAGTTCAAAAAATTATTATTAATTATTATTCTCAATTTTTTTTAACAAGGCAGTATTATATATCAAATTTCCAGTAGGTTTATATTGAGAAACTTTTGTGTAATTCTTGTCTTCTTTCTTATTCACTGTAACATCGGTTTTTCTTAATAATAAATTATTCATATCCTTAGGATCAGTGATCTTATTCTCAAGTTTCTTCGTTTCTTCCACATAATTTCCAAAACCATCAATACTGTATCCATGTTTCTTTTTAAATTCGATTCTTTGATACTTCGGTATATAATGTTGCCATGAAATAAATAGTAAATTAGGATGGGTATATTTGATTTTAAATCCATTTTGACTCAATTTGTCCATTATATACGCAATACACGCCGCAGAATCGTATCGAGGTGTTCCTACTAAAAACTCAGGAACTACGAAAAAACAATAATGCCCCGTATTTTTTTGCCGCGATACATATTTTATTTTTTGATGAGTTCGATTTAATATTTTTTTATAAACAAGAAGACGTAAATCGTTTGTTTGGCGCGTTCTGTTGTAAAGATCATCTAAATTTATTTTATCTCTAAGTTCGTCACTACTCATTAGAATCATATGAGAAAAAAACTATTAAAAAATAAACGATACCACATTATAATATGACAATCAAACATATTGTAATGTGTGGTGGTGGGTACAACGGTATATATACAATGGGTGCAATTGATTATTTATTCGAACAAAATTTTTTCGATATTAAAGATATTAAAACAATTTACGGTACATCTGTAGGAGGTTTTGTTGGAGTGTTATTGTGTTTAAAGTTGCCTTGGAGTATTATATTAGAATATGTTATAGAACGTCCTTGGGATAGAGATATTGTATTTTCAGCTGATATGATGTTTAATATGATTCCGAAAAAAGGAATACTGGATTCTTCCTATATACAATTATTTTTTACTAAATTATTAAAAGCTAAAAATTTATCACCTAATATCACTTTAACAGAATTTTATAAATTTTCTAACATTCATTTGTTTTTCTTTGCTATAGATGTGAATACATTTGAAGTGGTAAAATTATCACATAAATCTCATCCAAATCTAAAATTAATTGATGCTATTTTTATAACTTGCTCCATACCTTTTATTTTTCAACCAACATTTATAAATGAAACATATTTAGTTGATGGAGGTGTTTTATGTAATTATCCATTGGATTACTGCATAGAAGATGGAGCTAACGAAGATGAAATTTTAGGGATTCAATTTCACTTAAATAAAAATAGAACTAGAACTATTGATCAATCTACCAATATCCTATATTACAGTTATTATATGTTTGATAAATTAGTCGGAGTAGCGAGAAAACCTCCTACAAATAAAATAGAAAATGAAGTTATAGTACCGTGTGATGCCATGAATATGGATATGGGCGCCAAAATCATAAATGATAAAGATTTACGAATGTCATATATAAATAAAGGACGCGAATGTGCAAAATTATTTATTTCTTATAAATCTAAAGAGCAGTGTTTAAAAAATTAGTTAAATTATCTTGTGTAATATCAGAATCAAATTCAATAACATTATTTCCTTTAACCAAGTAAATAGTTGGAAATCCAGTGATATTTACATTATGATCTGTTTCGAAACTTTGTAAAGTACCCTCTTCTTTCTCTCCGTTTACTTCTACAAATGTTACTGTAACTCCATTAATTTGTTGTCCATTATATTTATCCATTGTTTTTTTCCAACCTGAATCAGCGGCTATAATATTTGTTTTGCAATGAGGACACCAATCAGTATAAAATGCGTAAATGTTCGCATTTTTCACAGCACTTTCGTCACCATCATCGCCAATAAATTCTTTATTGTCTTTGTATTCAGGATTTAGTTTAGGAGCTATATAAGTTGTATATACCCAAAATGCCAAAGCAATAAACAAGGTCAAAAGAAATAAGATAATTAAAAATTTTTTATTTGTTACTACTTGCATTACAGTATGTTTGGCATTCGATATCATTTCACTCATTTATATAAAGATAGAGAAACTTGTAAGATTAGTTCAAACGAATATAAAGTAGTAATGATATGTGTAAATAAGATGTGGATACGAAATTATCAAGGAAAATTAGTATTTATGAATATTACTAAATATCACAATGAAAAAGATCTATATGCTGCGTTATGGAAGATTAAATTCAATATAAATATTGATGATGATATAAATTTTAACCATGAGTTAATGTCCATAATTAATTCGTAAATCTTTTTTTCTGACTTTAATATAATAATGGCTAAAACCAGAAAACGAAAGAAACATAAAAAAAAGATATATACAAAAAAACATTTTCAAAGCGGCGATGGTATGGTCACATCTGTCTGGGGGCCTCCTTTATGGCATTACCTCCATACTATGAGCTTTAATTACCCTGTTAAACCAACGGCGTCAGATAAAAAACACTATAAAAATTTTATGTTAAATCTGCAATATGTATTACCTTGTCGTTATTGTAGGGAAAATTTAATGAAAAATTACAAAGTAATACCATTAACCGCGGCAGATATGAAGAGCAGGGAGACGTTTTCGCGTTGGGTATTTAAGTTACATGAACTGGTAAATACAATGTTAGGAAAAAAATCCGGATTACGATATTGTGATGTCCGAGAAAGATATGAACATTTTAGATCAAGATGTACAGAAGATAAGAAATTTTCAACGCGGAAAATACGAGCAGCCGTTAATAAGACTAGAAAAAAGAAAGAAAAAGGCTGCACTGAACCTTTATATGGTGCAAAATCAAAATGTATTATTAAAATCGTACCTAAATCAAAAGGAGGCAAAAGTTTCCAAATGGATAAAAAATGTCTTAAAAAAAGATAAACCGTCTAAATATAAAATGTTTTTTAATAATAAATGACATTTTATACAGTTGAAGAAGTAAGTGAACATAATACAAAAGATAGTTGTTGGGTCATTGCAAATAATAATGTATATGATGTTACTAAATTTGTTAATCGTCATCCAGGTGGTACATTTCCCATTTTATCTAAAGCAGGTACAGATGTCACCAAACATTTTGCTTGGCATTCTGCACACGCTAAAGAATTATGGAAATTATATAAAATAGGGAAACTAAACATATCTACCAAGAATTGTTGTTGCTAACACTGGCTTGAGATAACCAAGGAAGGGGTAAATATTGATTATTCATTGAATTATAGTTTGGTACCTTTTTGCATGTAAATGCTGGTTCTGGACATCTTGAACAAGGTGGACAAGGTGGACATGGCTTTTGTCTAGGACAAACTGAGCGTTGTGGACATTTAGGACATACTGGAGGTACAATGGAAGATTTTAGAACATATAGATCTTCATCACCATCTGGGATATCTACTCGTCTAACTCCTCGTCTTTCCGACCAAAACTTGTCATATGCACTATCATCATCGTTTGTCGGAGCTTGTGATTCAATAGAGTTTATGGTGTTTGATCCGCGATTTCTCATACCAGTGCGCTCATTCATTATGTCTCTGTAATTTTGATTTGTTTCTCTAGAGGCTCTTTGTTTGTTTGTTAATCCTTCCTTAATATTCATACCCAATGTAGATAATAATGCAACTGCTAATATGATAAAAAATAATATTGATTTGTTGAATTTCATTATATATAATGAGTTAGAAAAAATCGAGAAATATTTAAGAATAAATCTCCCTATATATCATATATGCCAGCGCAAACACATGGAAGAGCTAGAAACGGTTTTCATATCCTTGCTAATAGTAGGGGGCGATTAACAAATTTAAATCAATCACCTTGTGATGAAAATGCAGCTTGTGAAAAGGCTTACTGTTGTGGACCTGCCATACAACCTTTTAATATGCGACCAAGAGGATGTAAACGAGGAGGATTATGCGCCTTTATACCAAATCGAGGGAGAAAAAGAGCTCTAGCTTTAGGTGGAGTTGGTTCTCGTTCGAGTACTATTAAACGTGCAATAAGTAGACGTGTCGAAAATAGAAATCAAATGGCGCCAGGCTATGTACCTTCAGCGACCCGTCCACGCAACGCTACAGAATGGCCAACAAAGAATGCAACGTGTGATACGAATTGTCCTTGTTGTTTAATTACAATGACTAAAAATCATCCTAGAAATGCTTGTTTAGGTAGTTGTCAGAATTTCAAGCCCTCTGCCGTTACAACTTGATATTTAGATAAAACTAAATGTGTTCTTAAATTTTTTTTTCTTTTACAATTATATAATGGTAAAATATTACGGAAGAGCTAGACAACGAACAGGATCAGTTAACAGAAATCAACCCGGTCTTAAAATGCAGGGATGCGTTACAGGCGGAGGTCGCCCATCATGGGTGTCGCGATATATTAAAAACCGAGTAAATTGCAACGCAAAGGTTGGATGTGTTGATCTTAATGGACGAGCAAACGGGTTACTTCGAACTTTTGATGCGAAACTATGCGTGCATTGTGTGAGCAACAATAATTACTTCCTTATCCCCAAAGCACCTCGCTCTCGTGGCTGTGCAGGTGGAGTATATATGTTAAGACACAATGTTAAATGTCGCTAATTAAATTGATATAAATGTAAAAATTATAATTATATCAAAATATGAGTTCTAAAGTAAGAAAAGGTATTCGAAGTACACGTAAAATTTTGAAAAGCTTTTATGCAGAAGATAGTTTAGAAGTTGGTATTGATGAGGCAGGGAGAGGTCCCTTATTTGGAAGAGTTTATGTTGGTGCGGCTATTTTACCTCCCGAAGACTTCGATCATTCATTGATGAGAGATAGTAAAAAATTATCTGAAAGAAAAAGATTGCAAGCTTTCGATTATATTAAGGAGAATGCGATTGATTGGTCGGTTGGTTATTTTGATGAACTTCAAATAGATGAAGTGAATATCTTTAATGCAACTTTTGGTGCTATGCATAAAACATTGGATAATTTACAAGTGAGACCGGAAATGATATTGGTTGATGGTAGTTATTTTACTCCTTATACTTTTGAAAATAAGACAGTTAATCATGTATGTATTGAAAAAGGAGATGATACTTATAGTTCAATAGCGGCAGCCTCTATTTTAGCAAAAGTATCGCGAGATAAGTATATAAGCGAATTGTGTGATAAGTACGAAAATTTAGACACATTCTATGGGTTAGCTAGCAATAAAGGTTATGGGACTGCGCAACATATAGAAGGAATTAAGCAGCATGGAATTACAAAATGGCATCGCAAGACTTTCGGTATATGTCGTGATTATAATTAAATTATATAGTAAAAAATTGATTTATAAAATAATTTTTATAAATAAGTAATAAACAAATGAGATTCCTAGTATTTGATACTGAAACAACTGGTTTACCTAAAAGAAAACATGCCAACCCCGAAGAAACATATTTATTTCCTTACGTGGTTCAATTAAGTTGGTTAATCTTTAATAGCGGTACTAATAAGATTGAAGCATTAAAGGATAAAATTATTCGTTTGCCAAATAATATACGAATTCCTCAAAAAACAGTTGACATTCATGGAATAACAAATGAACGAATGCTTGAAGAAGGAGAACCGGCTAATACTGTGTTGAATTCATTTATGCGCGATATAAGTTCGTGTACATATTTGATTGGTCATAATATAGCATTTGATAAAACAATGATTGAAGTGGAATGTATACGTAATAAACATAAGAGATTATCAGATTATAGGAAAATATCATTTTGTACGATGATACGAGGACGCAATGAATGTTGCATTGAGAAGGAAAATCCTTTCACTAAAAAAAAGGAATATAAGTATCCTAAATTAATAGAATTGCATAAACATTTATTTAACACCACCCCGAAAAATTTACACAATTCTTTAATCGATGTCTTGGTATGTTTTCGATGCTTTTATGCATTGGCTTATAATTCGGACCCAATAGAAACGAATCCTCAGTTCGCGCGTTATTGTAGAACACTTTGTGGCCTTTAAATGACTAATGTACACGAGGATAAGTTATTATTTACTGAATTTATAAGTATATATTATATATATATGAAATTACATCTACTAAAATTTATTTTGAGTAATATTCTTATTATTTGCATTTTTCTATTTACAGCCTTTTTTATTAGGAATAGACGTTTAAGAAAAAAGAAGAAGAAAGAACAAACCCTATTAGAATTTTTTAACAATGGATATTCTGGCAATATAAAATCAATAGTTGCCGGTTTAACTTTTGGAATAGTATTTGGATTTATTGATAATTTTGGATTATGGGTGGGAATTTCCGAACTAGAAAGATATATGCCTGGGGGATTAAAGATTAAAGCAGCACTAGGGAACACTTATAGTGATGGAGTTGGGGCATTATTGGGAACTTTTATAAGTATTATTGCCAAAGATTTATATGACTCTGAAGACCCTGAAAATGATCCATTATGGGTATACACAACTGGTATAATAATTGGTTGTTTCATAGGAATAATAGCCGGTAAGTTTTTGGAGCCATACTATTAAAATGGACTAATATGGTAGTTCTTTGAACCAAACAGTCGGTAATTGCTTATTATACCATCTACATTAAAGTTTTTTATATAATTAAATGAATCAATACCTTTCATTGTGTAAGTATATACACTAATTTCTTTTTGACGACAAAATTTAATCGTATTATTATCCAACATATTCCATTCAATTATCAAGGCGTCTATATTTTTTGTATAATTTTCTAAATCTTCGATATTTAGAATGTTACTGGTGATAAATCCTACTTTTAATTCTGGTATTTTAAGTTTTAAATAGTCAATATGTTTCTTATTGAAGCTACAACATATAATGTTAGTAAGATTAATAGCATATGTTTTTAAAAAACAAAATAAACGATGGGCCAATGCTTCACTACCTTTCATATCTAAATATACAGGTTGGACATTGGAATCAAAATATTCGAAGAATTCTTGCAATGTAATAATGGATTTATTCTTCTTTTTAATTTCGGCTAGCGTAAGGGTTGATATTTGCTTATTTTTTAAAAATATATCATGATAAATAATGATCTCGCCACTTTTACATAATTGTATATCAATTTCTATCATATCAAAACCCTTTTTTTTTACATTCTTGAAAGCTGACCAACTGTTGTCTTTATATTTTGATGAATATCCTCTATGTGCAATAGATAGTATATTATCGGGAATATAATATCTCATTTAGAAAGATGGGAGAAATTATTTCTTTTGGTTTTTCTTCTTGTTTTTCTTCTTCGTTTTCTTCTTCGTTTTCTTCGTGTTTTTTTTCTACGCCCACCCTTAATATCCATTGCCTCGCGCACTAAAGGTCCTGCCAAGGATTTCACCCCTTCATCATATGATAGATCCATGTGTATGGGTGCAATAAATGGAGATGGTGGCGGCAACTGGTGTCTACTTAAATCTCCCGATAAGGGCATTTCGGCTTGTCTTATAATACTTGTTTGTCCTGTATTTTTCTCTATAAATCTACTTTGAACTCTATTAAAAATTAAATTTAATCTTCTTGCCATTTTTTCGAACCCATTCCGACAGGCTTGTAAAGCTATTAAATCTCCTTCCTCTTTTTTCTTATAATTAGCAGATGGGCGATCAATATTTGCATTAGAATAATCACCTTTATTGATACTAACGCGAATAGATATTGGTTGACAAGACCAATCCACAAAGATAACTTTACGACGATCAACTGCTCCAAGGGCATTAGGATCAAACCATTTTAGAACATCGGTTAAATCAATATCACCTTTTTTTTCCATTGTATCTATCATTCTTTGTCTAATAGATACACCATCAGACCCTTTTGCCATGGGATCATATATATTACCACCTTCATCTCGTCGAACAGCAGCCCAATCCGCAGCAAATATCTTGTGTCTATACACTCGTTTAAATTTGTTATTTGCGGCGTCGCGATCTAATGGATATGTTTGTGTGATTCCATCTAGGCTATATGTAAACTGACCCTTAATATCATCTTTACCTTCGACAGGTTTGCGATTGTTTTTTTTTACAAATGCCTGGTATGCTTTCACACTCTCTTTTTTCCGCACATCATGAAATGCCCCTTTATTTGGTTTATCAACCATCATCAAATGATTTCTTAATTTGTCAGAAGGGGCGAAGGGATGCGGATCTTGAGATTCTGGATGTTTATGATAAATATACATCCCATCTTCGCTCTTGCGTCTAGTAAGATCTGTCTGTAAATTTAATTCATGGTCTGTAAAATCATATATACCCATTATTGTTTTTCTCTCTTTCCAATTTGATTCGCCAAAATCCCAAGCTTTGTTATGAAAAGGCTCATTAGGAATTCCTATCATAGATGTATCAGATTCTTCGTAAGCTTTCCCCGACATAAAGGTATGAAAGGTGCCTTCTGTAAATAGTCTTGAAACAAATTCATCGCGTTTTGTTAGATCATTCATATTTTCGAATTGTGCCTTATCAACCTTATTACACATTAACGTTGATGAACCAGGAAAAGCTTGTGCAAAGTACCAGCAACCATTGGGCATTTGGTTAATCATTAATGGCCTTGATTTAGACCTACTAACTTTAATGCTTTTGCTGCTTATTTGTACTTTGACATTTCCTTCGATTGCACCATGACCATTTATTACTATAATACGATAGTCATTTGCAGTTAAAAGTGGTATGCTTTCTTTAATTTTTCTTTTTTCTGAATCACTAAGATAAAAGCGCAATCCTTTTAAGATACAATTTTTGAAATCTATGTCCCCGGTATGTGGTAGCCGCATTTCGTCTACAAAACATTTTTCCTGAAGAAATATTTGAAAACCTTTTTTATCTATTGGTCTTCCTGCTTGGTCCCAATCTTTTAATTGTGATTGTAGTCTTGTTTTCTCTGCTAATAAATCTACTAAAGTTTCTTTATTTTTTATTTTAGTTACTTTTGCAATCAAAATATTAATTTCCTCAATTTTTTCAAGAATTTTCTTGAATTTCTTAGCTATAGAAAAATCAAGACCCCCTAATGCATTTTTCTCCTCTTTTAACGTTTTTTGCAATCCAATTCCTTTTTTCATTGTTTTTCGCGACATATTAATATATATATATATATATTTATAAATATTAATACTCTAAGCACCACACATCAAACAGTCTTCTTCTTCTTCTTCCACGGTAGTTGTGGTGGTAGTTGGATTTGCTGGTGGTTCAATAGTGAATTGTTGAGGAGCAGCTTTAGCTTTTGTTCTTAAGTAATAAATACCTGTTTTTAAACCACATCCCCAAGCGAACATATGCATTGCTGTTAATTTCTTATAATCAGGATCTTTCATCCACAAATTGGTACTTTGACTTTGGCAAATGTACGCACCTCTATCTTTTGCCATCTCTAGTACATGTTTCATAGGAATTTCCCATACGATTTTATATTTTTCTTTAATTGGTTTTGGTAAATTTAATTGTTGAATTGAACCACCATTGGCAATAATATTATTTTTAACCTCGTCATTCCATTTCCCAAGAGCAATTAATTCACTCATCAAATGTTTATTTACTATAACAAATTCACCTGCAATAGTACGTCGAACATAAATATTACTGGTAAAAGGCTCAAAACATTCATTGTTTCCCAAAATTTGACTTGTGGAAGCTGTTGGCATTGGTGCAACTAATAATGAATTTCTTAAACCATACCGAATAATATTTTGTTTAAGGATATCCCAATCATATCTATCACTGGGTTTAACATTCCACATATCAAACTGGAGTGTGCCTAATGCAGCTGGACTACCAGAAAAACTACTATACGCTCCTGCTAGATTTGGATGATTATGGCATTGCACCAATTCGGCTTTTTTAAGCTGAGTTTTTTCAGCCAGATCGAGGATGGTATGATCTACTGTAAGTATTGTATTATTTGTGGCATTTAATATATCTTTGGGTCCGAAGATTTCGTGTGAATTTTGCATTGCTTTTATATTATCAAATTTTGTCATTTGAGCATGAATATAATTAATATCTACAGCGCGTTCTTTGGCGATTTCATTGCTTTTTTCTAATGCGGCGTGATAAATTGTTTCAAAAATTTTAATATTAATTTCTTTGGCTAAGTCCGAATGAAAAGGAATATCCATTAATGCAAGAGTATCAGCCAATCCTTGAACTCCCAAACCGATTGGACGGTGAAGCATGTTTGAACGCCTAGTTTTTTCTGTAGGGTAAAAATTTACATCAATAACTCGATTCAAATTATCTGTTATGATTTTTGTAATTTCGTGTAGCTTTTCATAATCGAATTCTGAACGCAATTGTTTAACCAATTCGTCATAAGGTCCAAGATATTTTTCATTTACTATAATTTGTGGAAAAGTTGTGGGTACAATCTCATATGTACACTTGAAGAGATGTTTAAAACTATCCATATTTTCCGATGTTACTTCTAATACTTCATATTTAATATTGTTTTTATCTAACATATTTTTGGCCATTTTACAGTAAATACACCCGGCTTTAGTATATACTTTTACAGAGTTCCATCCAGGTTCTTTCTTTTTAATAAATTTAGGTAAACCAATACTGGCCAAATTACAAACTGCCGTTTGGTCGCCATTAGAGTATTCGATGATTTCAGTGCATAAATTTGAACTTTTTATGGTACCAAGATTTTGTTGATTACTTTTTTTATTACAAGCATCTTTATATAACATATACGGAGTTCCAGTTTCTATTTGTGAATCGAGAATTTTAAACCATACTTTTCTTGCTTTGACTTGTCGCAAACCTTTACCTTCTTTTTCATACTGTTTATATAAAATATCAAAATCTTCTCCATATGTATCGCTCAAACCTTTGCATTGGTCAGGACACATTAATGTCCACATTTCATCATCTTTAACACGACGCATGAATTCATCTGGTATCCATAATGCATAAAATAGATCTCTCGCACGCTGTTCTTCATCGCCATGATTTTTTTTCATATCTAAAAACGATAAAATATCACCATGCCACGGTTCTAAATAAATTGCAAAAGAACCATTCCTTTTTCCACCACCTTGGTCTACATAACGAGCTGTATTATTATAACAACGAAGCATAGGGACAATTCCGTTACTTGTTCCATTTGTACCTCGTATATGACTACCAGAAGCTCTAATATTATGAATATGTAAACCAATACCACCAGCCCACTTACTGATTTTTGCGCAATCGGATAATGTTTCGTAAATTCCTGATATCGAATCGTCTTTCATAGCCAAAAGATAACAAGAAGATAATTGACTTCTAGGTGTACCAGCATTAAAAAGGGTGGGTGTTGCGTGTGTGAAATATTTTTGACTCATGGCATCATATGTGGTTTTAACTTTCGTAAAATTATTACCCCAAATACCCAATGCAACTCTTAGCCACATATGTTGCGGCCTTTCTACTATTTTCTTATTAATACACATTAAATAGGCTCTTTCCAATGTTTTAAATCCGAAATAGTCGATTAAATAGTCTCTATCATAATTAATAATCTCTTCCAACTTGTCTTTATTATTAGTAATAATATTCCATAATTTATCAGAAATAAGTGGGTATTGTTCATTATTGATATCTTTAAAATGATACAATTGTGACATAGTTTCATGGAAGGTTTTTGGTGTATTTTTATGATGGTTAGATACAAGAATTCTACTTGCTAATTCCCCATAATCTCCGTGAGTTGTAATTAGAGATGCGCACTGTTGTGCTGTTAATTCGTCAATTTGAGTAGTTGGAATCTCGTCATATAAGCGATCAATAATTTTTTGAACAAGTGAGGTGTAGTTAACAGATAAATCATTACCGCCTAATTTTTTCACACGAGTAAGGATTTTATCAAAAGAAATATTTTCTTTTTGTCCATTTCGTTTAATCACACAATCTTCAGTATTCATGTCTTATTCTTGTATATCAGTTAAATTTTAAATAATGATTCTATAAATATTATATTTACAATACTTATAAAATTATCTTATACGCGTTTTCTTCTTTTTTTTGCGAGTTTTTCTTCTCTTGCTTCTTTGGTTTCTGATGACATAAAATTTATAAATATATACAAACAAAATAATATATTTGTTATCTATATATGAAGAAAGATTTATGTTTAAAGGTAATAATAGCCGTATTAGTTGTTTTAGGCATCTCTGTTATTCTAAATAAAAAAGAAGGGTTTTTAAATTTAACACCTGGTGTATATCCTGATAGCGATACAAAAGGTTTATTATATCCAACTTATAAAATGAAAAATAATCCTGGATTATCCGATTTAGATATGCAAAAAGCATATACATTATATCCGACATTCGCAGTTGGTTCTTACGCACAAATTACAAATAATAAAAGATATTGGGACTCGCCTTGTAATGGTTTGACCATGCCCTCTGATATGTGTGGGGGATTGTATAAATTAAGACATTGTGATCATGCACCAGTTGTTCCTCCACGAGAACATTGCAATAGAATAAATTATTATTGTAGCAAACTTTAAATTTCTAAAACAAAGGATTTCAATGTTTGAGTATCAATTTTAAAATTCGCAGTGTTCGGTGCTGGGTTGAATGGCGGGGTTGTAATTACTAATTTAGGTCCTTTCTTAATACGTTTTTTTGGTTTTCTATGTTCATAACCATCTTCTCGTTCTTTTAAAACAATATCCCATACTTCTTTTAATTTATGTTTTATAGCATTAAACCATAATTTATTTCTACGTACTAACACACAAGAAATAGTTTCTAAATACCAATATGTATCTTTAATCCATGATAAATTAGATTGTGTGTCTATAATATTATCTCTCCAAGTTTCGTATTCAGCATATGTATTGATGTTCAATGGCACATACTCGTATATTGGTTTTGTACCGTTATTTAAACATAAAATAACCCCTTTTCTTTTCCCATCCTTTGTTGTATTGAATTTACCATCGTTTAAAAACTCCTTTTTTGTTTTATACTCTTTAAATGATGTTTCCAGGAAATCACATTCATCTAAATTTAAACATTCCATTTGCATCTGCATTTGAACCCAGTATTCTTTTTTTGGAATACCACATATTTCTCTCGTTGTTGGATTTTTAATCTCTAGCAATCGTCCATATCGTGGATTATCTAATTTTACATTAATACCATCCGGTGATGCTGCAAGATAAGGGTAATCGTCATGTTCAATACATCCATATTCATCTATTTTAGTATCATATAAATTCTCATAAATAAGAATAGATAACGGTTCAAATTTATGACCGTGATGCATAGCTGATGTAATATTTACTCTCGAATATTTTGCAATATTAATAGGTTTACATTTATTCAAAATGATTTGATTTTTTGTAGAGTCATTTTCTAAGGCTTTCCAAGCACTACTCGCTGTAATATGATTCCATCGAAATTGATACCATTCGAGTGTACCTTGTTGATGGGTATCTTTTTTCTTAATATTTTTCAATATTTGTGAATAAGGTCTCTTATTTTTGGGTGTTGTGATTTTTGTTGTTTCGGAGCGTTTTACACCATAGAATTCAAAATAACTGTAAATACCTTCATCGATTAATTCTGACAAATTTAATTCAATAAGGAAATTTGTATTATCATGGAGCACTTCTAATATATGATATGTATGTTCAAATAGTCTATGTGTAAAATCTTTATAACGATATTCTCCGATATTATTACTAATAAAGTCATCTATAATCAAATAAACACTTTCTCTTAGCTCGTCTATATCGGTTTCTTGAATTAGTTTTGGAACAGATAAAGAATGAATAATATTTGTCAAAGTAGGTAATTCATCCATGTATATTACTACACTATTTTATAAGTTTTCTTTTATATCAATTTTATTTTTCTTTCGCTTTGGTGCCAACCCTTTTAATGTTGATTTTTTTTTATCTACACGGCGCAGAGTAAACTTTTGTTTACTTTTATTAAATGTCAATCCAGGAATGGCTTTAATACGACCAGTTTTAACATCATAATTTACATCTTTTACACGTTGTAGTTTTTTTCTATCCAGAGAGTCATTAAGATATGCGTGTAATCTTTTTTTATCAGGAGTTGTTAATTTATTCTCAGTTGCAAAATGTATTACAAAATGGTTTATTTTATTAAGTTTTGTTGAACGACCTAATTTGCTCCAAGGTTTATTTTTATTTTGAGCTTTTTCTTTTTTTAAAAACTCATCCAAATTATCTGTGTTTGCTTTAGTTGAAACAATCTTAGAATTATTATTTAAAAGCATTGTTTGGTATTTTATATTTTTAAGCTCTTGGCATTCTTCACTCATTTAATATATTAATATAAAGAGATCAGTTTATATTATTTTTTTAACAACTTAGGAATATTTGTTATATTTATAGCCACATTCAAGATTTTTGGAGTTATAAAATTTATGATATTTGTGAATAATTAATATCTGAAGTCATTAAATATATGCATAAAAAAATTATAATTAAGCCAATTAAAAATTCAGAGCGAAAAATTGTAAAAAAATGGAATAATAAGGACTATTTATTAAATATAGATAATCATATTCAAATTGTAAATCAATTATATCTAGATCAATCATTCACAGGTTCAATATGTGCGAAGCGTGATATAATTAGAAAGTTAAACAGTTATAAGCAACAAGATATAAATAAAAATAAATATTCTTCGGAATTTATCCAAGAATCAGAATTGCTAGAAAAATTGGTGATATCGAAGTTAAAATGTTATTATTGTAAAAAAAAAGTTCTTCTTTTATACGAAACTAGCAGGGAACCCTTGCAATGGACATTAGATAGATTGAATAATGATATGGGTCATACAAACGATAACGTAGTTATTTGTTGTTTGAAGTGTAATTTGGAGAGAAGATGTTTAAATGATGATAAATTTTTGTTTACAAAACAAATGAAATTAATTAAAAAAATTGAATGAATTAAATTTGATTTTAATTAGCAAACCAATTACATTATATCTCAAACAAGCAACAAGCAAACATGTCAATCACCGAATTATACAATAAACTACTAGCTAAGACTATTCGTGGCGGTTCTCTTGAACCACCTTCGGATATGCCTAATATTAGATTTAAGTTCGATAATGGCATTGATAAATTCAATACCCTATCAATAAGGCATGACGGCGAAGGTTATGAAACTATATTGAAAAAGAACAATGAATGTGTATTTGATAGGAGCATAGGTTATGATGATGTGTGTTATTTTGAAACAGCAGATGAAATAGCCAAAGAAATCAAAAGATTAGTTGAGCTTTTGGATGCTTATTGGGAAAGAAAAAGCAGGATCGCATCGATGAAGTTGAAGAAAGCTCGTGAAAAGGAGGAAAACAAACAGGAAGAGAATTATGATGATATGCCGGAAGAAGAAGAAAAAAGAGCGAAATACGATATGCCTGAGCATTGGAAAAAGAGTGATGAGGTAAAGGAAGAGGAGAAAAAAACTTGCCTACAACTGAAACATTTGTTTCAAATATCTATGGAATTGGGCTTTCTTCCTTCTTTGAAGAAACGTGAAAAAATGATGGATTACTTAAATACAAAAGGCGACCCATTGTGGACCGCTGGTTATATATGGAGTTTAGCTGATAGTAATAAACTTGATTGGGTTAAAGGTTCAAGTGATCCAACGCCATATGAAACTTATAAAGCAGAGATGAATTGGACATTGGCAAATATTTTACGTGGATAAATTGAATATAATTATATACTATTAAATTTGTTTTAAATGGCTCATCAAATACCAGAAGAAGTAATAGAATTAATTCTATCCTTTGCACCTGATTATCATGATAATTTATTATCATGTCATAAAGAAATATTAACACACCATAGACCTATGTATTATAAAAAAGTTAGTGCAGGATTTGCTCCTGGTATTGCGGATAGTAGAGATTGGAACAATTTTAAAAGAAATGAGGAAATAAGACTTTGGAAAAGAAACCCGACAGTTGAAAACTATGGGGCTATGGTATTTATGAAATTAAAACTTTATGCTGTTGAAATAACACCAGAAATAGAAGTATATGGAGGAGAAGAGGAAGCGGGGCAGTGGCGGCATTCTAGACATATGAATTTATATTATGGATGGACTAAAGCAAGTAGTGATATTTTTCGGCGTACATTATCTGAATGGAACCAATATGAAAACTTATGTCCAGGATATTATTAATAGCAGTATTTGAGATTAATTAAAAAAAAATAAATATATTATTTTTTATATGTCTCAAAAATATAATTATTGGGTATGGGGAAATGGAGAAATAATGAAAAAATCTCTCCGTGAAACAAACAAACAAGCGAAAATACAGGAGAATACTGCACCATTGGATAAAAAAATAGAAGACCGAAGACAGAATGATCGTGAATTGAATAGTGAACGTCTTAGTCAAAGGCATATGATAATACAAACAAGTATCAATCCTTTTTTATCAGATCATAATTATTTGGATGATTTGAAAGTACAAGCTGAATTTTTGCGACCAAAAGATAGTAATATTAAAGCTGAGGAATAATAAGTATTTAAAGCTGCGGGACACAATGCATATATACGATGAATAATACACAATATGCCACTCAGAATAATTTATTATTAAATACATTACTGAAGTATTATGGACAAGATGATAATTTAAGTAAAATTTTGTCAATAATTAACGGTCATTCTAGGGAATCTTTAAGATTAATAGATTGGTTCGTGACAAATTATGCAAAAGCCAAATTTATTGGATACGATTTGAAAGAAAAAAACGGTCGAATCAAAAGATTTAAAGTTTATATTGATTATAAATTAAAATTAAAAGCGTATTCTAAAAAACGATTTGATCCATTTTGTCGTTGGGATAGAATTGTTATTCCTTATAAAAATGAAATGCATATTCAGACAACTATTGGTCAACTAAATTTCTTCAAATGGGCTTTAGAGAATAAGATTTTGGATTATATAAGAGATCATTTAGACGAAATAGAGAAGGATATGAATAGACGGAACTCCACTTCTAAAAACCGTATTGTTAAAAAAAAAATTAAAACAAGAAAGAAAAGACAAGAATTATCCTGTTCGGCCACAAAAAGCATTCGTAAAGAAGAGGTTAAAATAGTAGTGAAGTTTGATTAAATTGAACAATGTTTATTACTGTAATCACTACAGTAATAAATAGCGAATATGAGTACTACACTGACCAGCATGGTACCACTGAATCAAGAAGCTTGGCCTACTGATAATTTTAGTAAAGATTTACGGTTGATGGCCTCAACTATAACTAGGTTGGAGTTATGGGATTGGTTTAGAAATGACAGTCCACCAGAAGATACGGGCTTCATGTTTTGGAATCATCCAAATATTAATAAAATTTCAGAAAACTTACAGGATGATCATGGAAATTTGGATAATCCACATAGCGGAGCAAGTTTTGCTTGTTCAATGCGAAATATGCAAGTAATTGCAAAAGAAGGATTTCCGACGTGGAAAACTAAGTATATTAAGAACAGTAATTAGATAAATTATAATATATAAAATAAATGGAAATAATAAACTTTTTCATGGGAAATAAAATGTCAATCAGAAAAATAGGATTTGAAGATATGCAATTTGTGATTAAACATAAAAAAAGGAACTATGTACTAATTAATACATTAACTATTACAGAGCAAAATTGTTTAATACCGGGCACTATTGCGATAAAAGATGAAGAGGCTATTATTAATAAGCATTTAAATAATAATAATATTCACATAATTATTTATGGTAAAAATGCAAACGATGAAAGTATTTTTAAAAAATACGAACAGTTATTAACATTAGGATGCGGTTCTGTGTTTGTATACACAGGTGGTTTATTTGAGTGGTTATTATTGCAGGATATTTACGGAAAAGATGAATTTCCTACAACAAGTGATGAATTAGATATACTAAAATATAGAGCAGAGTCTGTTTTGCAAAATAGGTTATTATTGGAAAATATAGATTAGATAAAATTAACCAGTACACTTGGTATACATATATTGATCAGTAACATAAATTTTTTTTGGTTCAATGTGTTTCGATATGAAATCACTAATTTTATTTAGTGAATCTATCTCAAATGAATCCATAAAATCAGTATTACCATTGAAAAGGGATACTGGTTTCTCAGAATTATTGATCCATCTGATATGATAATCATGGCATTGTTTTAAATATTCTAAGGGTATATTCTCACCAGTACGAGCTCTAATATTAACTCGCTCTTTACTTTTCTCCGGAGTAGTATTCATATAAATTAAACCAGTCATAGGTGTATCTTCAATGAATTCATTGAACCATTGTAAATATATTTGATAGTTTACTTCTTCGATTTTACCTTCGTCATATAACATCTTTGCAAATACTTCTTTATCTGTAAAGACAGATCGTTCTGTAATTAAAATTGCATCTGGGTTTTCTTTAATGACTCTTTTTAATAGTGTCAATCTTGAAATATAGGCCATCATTTGAAACGAGAAAGCATATTTGGGTTGATCTGCATAAAACTTTTCTAATATAGTTTTTCCATCACGATCTTTAATATTATCCCATTCAGATACGGGTTCCTGAACATAGATAACTGGTCTGTTAGCTATATGGTGTAAGTTTTTACTAAGAACTTTAACTAGGGTTGATTTACCAGATCCTATATTACCTTCGATGCTAAATATGTATGCCATTTGTATTACCTAAAATATTTAGATTTAAGTCGTTTCAATTTAGTAGAATAAGATTTATAAAAATTGATTAGAGAGTTATTGGTTAAGTAATATCATACACAACCTAGATATATATGGATTTAAGACAACAAAAACTTAGTGCTGAAGAATGGGATGCCTTAGAAAGGCCCGTTTCGAAAGATGAACAACGGATCTTGGAGATGATTCGTGATGGATATGATAATATTAATATTCTGTTTAATGATACTCAGAGTTTAATAAATTTTATTAAAATTTCAGAAAATAAAGAGATGCATCATGAATATTTCTATGAGAAGTATTTTAAAAAAGATATAGATGTTCTTAAAAAGAAGTATTTAACTGGTATACCTTCTGAAAAGAGGAAGAAGAAGAAGATGAAATCTTTGAAAAAACGCGAATTAATCCGGATAGCTAATGTGGATAAAAAAATAGATTCGATGCATGAACAGATTGTGGAATTTGTATTAATAGCAATATTAAAACAATTCTTGAAATTTAATAACAAATCACCAGATAATAAGAATACATATTATTCATACTATACTCTTGGTCAGATCTTGAAGTATGAAATTCGTAATGTAAATCCACGGGTGGTAGAATTGATACAGATTGTTCTTCGTCATTTTAAATCGCAAATTAAAAAAGAACAATTAATTAAATATGCATATGAACTTATTGAACAAAATAAAGATATTCATAAGTATCGTGATATAAAATTATATGAACATCAAAAACGCATATTGACATTGTGTAAAGTTCTTGGACCGAAATTATATTTATACCAAGCTCCAACAGGAACAGGAAAAACATTAACCCCCATAGGTTTAATATCTCCGCATAATCCAGATATAGATAGAAGAAAGAAAAATTTAAATGAAAAAATACTGGAATTATCCATTATGATAGAACAGTCTGATCATGATAAAGCAAATATGCTAAAAAATAAAATTACCAAATTAAAAGATGAGTTAAAAACTGTACCTAAAAAACGAAGAATCATATTTGTATGCGCAGCAAAGCATGTTGGTTTACAATTGGCGAAATCTTGTATAGCATTGGATATTAAGATAGCTGTTGCGTTTGGTTGTCAAGATCCAGCTGGTATTAGATTACATTATTTCGCAGCAAAAGATTTTGTTAAAAATAGACGTACAGGGGGTATTTTCCGTGTTGACAATAGTGTAGGCGATAATGTTCAAATTATAATTTCGGATATTCAATCCTATTTGCCTGCTATGAGATATATGTTAGCATTCAATGCTCCCGATGAATTGACTTGGTATTGGGATGAGCCAACTATTACTTTAGATTATGAGGAACACAAATACCATGAAATACTAAGAAAAAATTGGGAGGAAAATTTAATCCCGAATATAATATTATCATCTGCAACATTACCAAAACAGGAAGATATTGCACCTTGTATTCAAAGTTTTGTAAGTAAATTTAATGCGACAAATATAGATAGTGTTATAAGCCATGATTGTACAAAAACTATTCCTATTTTGGATCCAAATGGTTATGCAATTCTTCCTCATTTGGTTTATGAAGACTTTTCAACTCTCAAAAAATCCATTAAACATATTAAAAATTATCAGACACTACTAAGACATTTTGATCTAAAAGAAGTTACGTGTTTTATAATGTATGTTAATAAACATGTTGATCTTAAAGATAGATATAAAATTACTAGTTATTTTGAAGCAATTACGGATATAAATGTTATTAGTATTAAACAATATTATTTGAAATTGTTATTATCTTTAAAAGAAAATTACCCGAAAGTGTATGATTATTTCCAAAAGAAACGAAGTGTTGTATATGAATCAACTATTAAGTTAACTACAGCTGATGCATATACCTTAACAGATGGACCAACAATATATATGGCACAAGATGTGGAAAAAATTGGCAAATTTTGTCTGAAATTAGCATCTATTCCCGGAGCTGTTTTAGATGTAATAATGAAGGCTATTAATTCAAATGATTTATTGCGACAGGAAATTAGTATTCTTGACCGTGAACTTAGTACCATGGATAATGTGGAGGATACATCAACAAAAAAGAGTTCGGATAAAAATAGATCACAAAAGACTAAGAAATTGAGTAGAAATACTCCAACTGAGATGGAGACTAAAAAAAAACATTTGCAAAGACAAATAGATGGTTTGCGAGGAAATCTAATTAAGATAGAGTTGGATAAAGAATTTGTACCAAATACACTTGACCATCTTAAAAAATATTATAAATCAGAATGGTTGGGGCGGTCTTTTACATCAGATATACCGGAATCTGCTGTAGAAAAGATTATGTTATTAGATGTGGATTCCATTTGGAAAGTATTGTTATTGATGGGTATTGGAGTATTTACTAATCATACCTCAAGGGATTATGTTGCGATAATGAAAGATTTGGCGCAGAACCAACAATTATATTTGATTATTGCGTCAACTGATTATATTTATGGAACCAATTATCAATTTTGTCATGGATATATTGGTAAAGATTTGAAAGATTTGACACAAGAAAAATTAATTCAAGCTTTGGGACGAATAGGTAGGATGGATACGAAAAAAGAATATAGTATTCGACTAAGATTTATGGAATTTATTGATACATTATTTATGCCTAGCACAAATAAAGTCGAGGTAAATAATATAAATCGATTGTTTGTATAAGTATTTGAAATATTTGCAGCTATAAAATTTATTGTTTTTTATTTCTAGTTTTAACAGAAAGAATTTTAAATGACAATCCCATTCCTAATCCAAATCCAAAGCCATATACCACTTTTTCACCAAATTTCCCAATGATTGTTTTCCACATAATTATATAGAATTATTTAATTACATTTCTATATAATTTTATTGTAATAATAAAACTTAACATCCCCCACGGAGTCTTAGCACAAGATGCAAAGTTGCTTCTTTTTGAATATTATAATCGGTTAAAGTTCGACCATCTTCCAATTGTTTCCCTGCAAAGATAAGTCTTTGCTGATCAGGTGGAATACCTTCTTTATCCTGAATTTTGGTTTTTATATTTTCAATAGTATCAGAGGGTTCAACATCTAATGTAATAGTTTTACCAGTCAGCGTTTTTACGAAGATTTGCATTATTATATACAATATACTATTTTTTTATTTAAGTCAATTTTCACCAATTTATGTAGTAAGTATTAAGGTAAATAGCATTAGATAGGTATACTATCTATAATATAATATTATTTATATCTATCAAACATTTTTCATATTATAAGTAATTGGTGTGACAGATATATTATAATTTTTTTTAATATATTGATATATATCAACTCCCATTCTTCTAAAATACCACGAAATAATAAAAGCCATGCCTAATATTATAGAGCTATGTGCTGAAATAGTATGGTCAATTATACAGGCCACAATAATTAGTGATAATATTCCTATTATTCCTTCTATTATATGTTCATCAGTCAGTACCACAACACGTGTCATTTGATATATATATATAATTTATTTATACGGACGGATATGGGTCTTTGGAATATCCACCACCATCACCTCCACCTTTGGATTGCGGAACTAAGTCAGTATCCTTTACTGGTATCATACCACCTCCACCTTGACCACCTCCACCATGACCACCTCCACCATGGCCACCTGGAATAGGCATTGGGAACCAACCCCCTCTTCCGGGTCTTCCTTTACCTCCACATCCAAAAGGGAAAGGACAAGGACGCGGGCCTCTACCAATAGAAGGTGATAAAAAAGATGGAGTTTGAAATACAATAGGTGTTGTTGGAGTTGTTGCAGATAAATTACTAAATAATAAGAAAATTACTACGAATAAAGCTAATATAATGAGAATGTTTTCTGTTTTCATTATATTATTTAATTAGAAATTAAAACCAAAAACGACGGCGCCCTCGTCTCCAACCAGGTCTCGGTCCTCGCCACATTGGTCCTTGTCCAAAACCGCGTCCAATGTATGGGGATTGTAAATAAACAACACGATCAGTTTGTGTTTTTTGTTGCGACATTTGTAATAACATGTAAACAATAATTAATATTAATACTACCATAATGATTTGCTCTAATTCCATATATTATATATTTTTATAATAATTTTCTAGTGAAAATAATTATAATTTAATAAAGATTATTATAAGCATATTACGCTTAGTTGGAGTATGCAAGACCACCCATACCACTCATGACACGAAGGACATTGTAGTTGGTAGCGTACACACGGACTTTAGCAGTATCGTCTCCTCCAATGGCATTGGTGGAAAGAACAAGCTGAAGAGTAGCGTTGTCGATACGAGAGAAATTGCAAGTTCCTGATGGCTGATGCTCTTCAGGGCGAAGTGCAAACGAGTAAACATTAATTCCAGTATCTGGGTTTCTGGTGTGGTGCTGGTATGGCTGCACTAAATCAAAGTAAGTTCCTTCACGCTCAGAGAAGCGATCTTGTCCGTTAAGTTGAAGTTTGGCAGTGACAACTGGATTTTGTCCCCAACAATGCATGTTAAGTGCTGTCTCAGCAAGCACGAATGCACCTGCATCTGAAACTTCAGAGTCTGGGATATTTGAAGATGGGAATGGAACATTGAGTGCAGGAACAGAGCAATTAGTATCCATTACATCCGCCCATTGGGATCCTACAATATTTGCTCCATCGGCTCCTGGATCGTGAAAGAGACCACGGGATGTAATAAATCCTTGGTTATGACCACCTGGTCCGCCGACAATTTGTTCATATCCGGAAAAGGCACCAAAAGATGGAACAAGTGCATCCAAAGCATCAGTGTAGTTAAATGGCTGTGCACCAAGAGCAGCATTCAAATCGCGATCTGAAAGAAATGATTGACAGTAGTCAACATTTTTATCGGGCTGAACAACGAAGATAAGCTCTTTACAAGGGTGATTGAAATTGAGTTTAACCTTATTGGATGAAGATCCAACAGATTCATCGCCTGTGAATTGAAGTTGTTCAATCAAATACTCGTGTGGGTTTTGTGCCATGCGTCTGCGCTCATCAGTATCAAGGAAAACGTAGTCAACATAGAGGGATGCAGCAACCAAAGATTTTTGGTATGCAGCTCCATCTTTGACAGATTGTCCTACTGCTGTACCAGCAGTACCAAGACCACTCCCACCTCCTTGGGTTCCAGTTAAGCTAGTTACAGCGAAAAGAACTTCATCTGATGGGCGAAGCTCAAGATTAATCTTAACTTCGTGGTACTGAAGTGCGATCAATGGCAATGCAAGTCCGGGATTACGGCAAAACCAAAATTGAAGTGGGATGTAAAGTGTAGTTTCAGGAAGTGCATTACGAGGGGCACATACTGCGGCTGGGACAGTGGCTGCGGCACAGGCACTATCAACATCAGCAAAAGATGGGTCGATCAAGTAAGTAAGTTGGGTAGTTTGTCCAACCATCTTGTTGTATCCGCGCTCTTGTTCAGCGGTAAGGGTAAGCTGGTTCCAGATGTGCATCCAATCACCATATTGTCTATCGATGCGTTGTCCTCCAATCTCAACTTCAACCATTGAGATAAGTTGCTCACCAGGGTAGTCTAACCAACGAGCGTATGTTTTATCACACGGCGTGGTTGTTCCACAACAACCTTCTTGGCCAATCTCTGGGAGAGTGACCTGAAGGTAGGTGCGGTATGCAAGATCACCATTTCTGGAGATAGTGCACTGGACTCTGCGGCCGAAATCGGCTTGTCCGTTAAATGTTTGTTCAATTGATTCCATAGCAAAGTTGGTGTGTCTGCGGTAGGTAACTTTCCAGAAAGTAATCTGTGGATTACCTGTAAGATAAACATCTTGTGCGCCATAGGCAACGAGCTGCATTAATCCTCCTCCCATTTTGTTATACTATTGCTAAAGAAAAAAAAATTTTCATTTTAATTTTAATTAATTAAAAGTTATGGTCAGTCACAAAAAAAATAATGTTTAATTTAACATTATTTTTCGTTTAATTTTGTTAATTATATTTGATTTATAATTTTGTTAATATCGAAATTATTTTCTAAAAATGTTTTTAAATAATTATCTAAAAAAACCTCTTTTTTTCCTTCATGATTTTTTGTGAAAATATACATATCCTTTTTTTTCTTTATCCGCCATCCTTCTTCTAAAGCATTATAAAGAAATGCCATCTTATGTAATTTAATAGCATCAATTTGCATAGTATTATTGATATCTTTGTCAATATCCATTAAATGTTGGAGAGAAAAGTAATATATAATTTTAACTTTATTTGGAATATTAACAAAATATATAATTAAATAAAAGAAATTAATATACTATAATGCCTGCCTTTAAACCAAAAGCTAATAAAAAAATATTGGTATCAAAAAAATCTAATGTTACCGTTGATAGTAAACACCAGGAAAAGATGATAGAGTTTAAAAAAAATGAGAATATAATAATACCTAAATTAAAGGAGGAACGAAAAAAATATAAGACTAAATTAAAAACAAAAAATCTGTCGATCGATGAAACATTAGAATTAAAAGATAAAATTAGGCAGCATACAAAACAAATTAACAAATATGAAAAAGAGCGCAAAAATTATTTACTTGATAATTCTAAATATGTATTTGATTACTATGAAAAAAAAAAGGAATTAGCAGATGGAAATGACAGTAAAACAAAGGTGCTGTTTTCATTTTTTAATAAACATAATGAAACAAAATCTAAAAAACAAGAAGTAAATAATACTCAAAAATATCTTAATAATATTGATGAATCTTTTTTGGATATAAACGATTATCTCCATTCACATGAAGTATGTGATAAATGCAGTGGTGAATTAATTCCAGTAGAATCAGAAGGTGTAATGATTTGTAAAGTTTGTTCCCATCAAATTAATTTTATCATAGAACATGAAAAACCATCATATAAAGAACCACCTAAAGAGGTATGTTTTTATGCTTATAAGCGTATAAATCATTTCCGTGAGATATTGGCTCAATTTCAAGCAAAAGAGACTACACAAATTCCCGATGAAGTACTTGAAAATATTAGATTGCAAATAAAGAAAGAGAGGATAACATTGGCACAAATGAGTAATAAAAAAGCGAAGGATATTTTAAAAAAATTAGGATACAATAAATATTACGAACATATTCCGTTTATTAAAGATAAATTAGGTATTAAACCTCCTATTATGAAACCTCGATTAGAAGAAACTCTATGTTGTCTTTTTATGGATATACAAAAGCCTTATGCTAAACATTGTCCAGATGATCGAGTGAATTTTTTAAATTATTATTATGTGCTATATAAAATGTGCGAACTACTAGGCGAGAATCAATTCTTATCTTTTTTTCCAATGCTAAAGGATCCTGTAAAACGCATTGAACAAGATGATATTTGGAAAAAAATTTGTAAAGAATTGCAATGGGAATTTATTCCAACAATATAATTCTTATTATACAATAAAAATTATATGATTATATAAAATATCAACTAGTTACTTAAACACGAGGAAAACCAACAAGATTTGCACCCATACCGAATCCGGCTCCAGATCGCGCTGAACCAGCCATACTTGGTACATAGGTATCTAAGATACTAAATGTTGCTGCAGCAGTCAAAGCAATAAGCATTACCTCATCCAAGTTCATTTGACGTTTTGGAATTGCATAGGCAGCGATGGCTACCATAATACCTTCAACAACGTATTTAACGATGCGTCTGACGAGTTCGCCAATGTCTAATAATTGTCCCAATTGTCCGAGCATTTTATATAATTCATCAAGAAAAAAAAATATATATATAATAATAAAAAAACTTAAAATAAGATAACTAAAAATAAAATATAATGGCAGATAAAAATAGCTATGAAAATCAATTTTTGTCTAATGGAGTTAATAATCCTAAATATGTTGATTTATTAGAGGAAGATAAGCCAATTGCAGGACAGAAGTTCGTTTGTGTATCTTTTGTTTCTCCAGAAAAAATTCTTAAAAAGAAAGAATTGTTTTATTTTCAAGAATTCCTAAAATATTGGGATTTTACTAAATCAACCCAGAAATTTACACAGTTTCTAAATTTTATGTCTTTTAAGTATAATTTGGATTTTGATAAAGTTATGGCTGATTTTCAAGAATATACTAAATCAGAATCAGATAAACTGGTTCAAAATACTCTTGATGATGATTACAAAAATTTCCTTGATGCTAAAGAAGATGACTTAGAGCAGGAATTTTTGGAGAGATATAATTTTCAAACTAGTACTAGAGGTCTTAAAGTACGAGGTGCATATCCTACTCAACAAGAAGCGGAATTGAGATGTAGAATGCTTAGAGAGGTTGATCCAAACCATGATGTATATGTAGGACCTGTGGGAATGTGGATGCCATGGAATCCTGAACCATATAAAACAGGACGTGTTGAGCATTTGAACGATGAATTGAATCAGTTAATGCATGAGAAAAATCAGAACGAGAAACAAGCCAAAATTGCATTTGAAAAACGTGTTAGAGAATCAAAACGTGCTGCTATTGCCGAAAATGTTAAAATTGCAAAGGATAGTGGCAATAAATTAACACAAAATATAGATAATGATGGTAATTTAGTTGGGGTTGCTAATATGAATACTACTGAATCTGGATTAAACGGAGAAGTATCTTCAGCCGACATCAGAAAAGAACTTTTTGAAGGTGCTAACATTAGAACACGCCAATCAGATAAAGCACAAAAAGCGGCACAAAAAGCGGAACAAGAAGCGGCACAAGAAGCGGCACAAGAAGATAAAGTAGATATGGAAATCACAGAAAAGAAAGCAGATTAAATAATTTTATAAAATTGATTTATAAAATTATATATTTATTATAATAAAATGAATACCAATAAACCAAAACTTAGTTTCACTGCTAAATTACCTCCAATGACTAACATTATTGATAATAAAATTACTGAAAATAGTCTACACAGTTCTAATAAAGATATTACACAAGCTGAAAAGAAAAAAAAGAAAAAAAAGAAGAAAATTCCCAAAAGATGTCAATTAAAAGGGTGTAAGAAAAAATTGCTCATTACATCTTTTGAGTGTAAATGTGAAAAGAGATTTTGCAATTTACATACATGTGCGGAAAGCCACAATTGTACCTTTGACTATAAAAGTTTTTACAGAAAAAATTTGGTAGATAAAGCAGGATTAGGGGGTGGTCAGATAGATAAAATTGGTGATAGGGTATAATTACCAACGACTTTTCTTGACGTTTATTCGCGGGCCTTTTCTTTGTGCTTTGGGATCAAATACTTCTTCATCGTCGTCGGATCCGATATCTTTTGACATTTCCCAAAATTCCTTAGAACCGAGTTTAAATTCTCGATGAGGATCTCCCTTATACCAAAATATTTGATCATCTAATTTATTAGATTTTGCATTATTAGATATTACTAAACATTCATAATTTTCCGTACATTGATCCATCACTTGACAAAAGCTCTCAAATGTTGGAAACATGCCTGCATAATTTTCATATATACGTTTCCTATTGTTGATATAAGGCTCGCGAAGAATAAAAGTATAATCTATATTTGTTCTTAAATTTGGAGGAACCCCTAAAGGGTACTGCATTGTTATCACCAACATTATTTTCCAATGACGACCATTCATGAACAGGAGACGCATTAATTTATCTCGAGCCCAACTATTGTCATACAAACAATCATCCAAAATAACAAATGCTCTTCCATCTATATTGCACCTTCCATATGCAGAAGACTCTTTATTAATTTGTTTGATAACCATTTTTTGCCGTTTTAAAATATTCTCAATTATAGCAGTATTATATTCATCATGAATAAATAATTTAGGGACCATTTTAGCATAAAAACCATTTCCAGCTTCTGTACCTGAAATAACAGTTCCTATGGGAATATCTTGATGATGATATAATAAATCCTTTACCAAAAAAGACTTTCCCGTATCGCGGCGTCCTATTAAGACGATGACTGGTCCCTGAGTTTCATTCGATTTAAATTTGATATTTTTCATATCGAACTTTTTTAATTCCAAATTCATATTATTTTTCACTTATATTAAAATTAATATGAATTTACGCAATAAATAAGTTTAAAGCTAGTATAAATTTTATCAATAAACACTAATGTTTGATTTATATTATAAAAAAAATGATAATACTGGGTTTTTTAGTTCTCTGAACGATATAGAAATTTATAATGTACAAAATTATATCCCACTTTACAAACAGTTTTTTTCTCTTAAAGAATCTAATTACAAGAATCTTAACTTGAATCATGAATATCATATTACTAATTTGTCCAAAACTGATAAACGCAATAAATTTAATTGCATCGTGAATGGCAATGGAAAAAACGAGACTAAATTATGTTTTTTTAAATTCTCTCCATTATTGGATCCTGTTAAATATATGGTAGGAAAATACAAAGATTTAGGGGAAACAGAACGCATTGCATTGCCAGAATTGAATGAAAATATTTGCCATAAAAAAGTACTTGATCCAAATAATTCTGCATATGTGGATAGTTTTTTTTCTTATTTAACAAGTCAATTATATCATAATTGCTATTTTCCCCACGGGTTAGATTTCTTTGGCTCATTTCTTGGAATTCAGAAAAAATTTGTTTATAATGTTGCCGATGATATAGATTATTTACATAATTCAACCTATTTTCATAAGAATCAAGAAGAAAAATTCAAAATTGAGAATATTGATCTAGGAATGTTAGTGGATTTTGATACAAGAAATTATAAGAAAAAACTTAATATTGGTAGTAATGTTAGTAATAGAAGTGTTGATTCGGTTAACAATGAAGATTTTAAAGAAGTATTTCATTTATCCGATATTTCTAGTAATAGTAATCTAACATTGCCCGATCTAATTTTTGAATTTGATTTACCACACAATCAATCAAGAAAAACTGATTCAACATGCTCTTCGCGATCATCAAATACACATTCCAAATGTACAGATAATGAAGATTCCATTTCTGCCAATGATGACATTGAAGAAGAAGATGAAGAAGGATCCTCCTCCATGTCTAGTTTTGGATCAGATATAGAAGTCAATAGTATATTGTACAATTTTCCAACACAAATAATATGTTTAGAGTGTTTAGATGGAACATTAGATTCATTATTAAATGAGGAAAATGAGATGGATAGTGATGAATGGAGGGCCTGTTTATTCCAAATTATTATGATGTTAATCATTTATCAAAAAGTTTTTCATTTCACTCATAATGATCTGCATTCAAATAATATTATGTTTAAAAAAACAGAAAAACAATTTTTATATTATCGATATAATCAAACATATTATAAAGTTCCGACATTTGGAAAAATCTTTAAAATCATTGATTTTGGACGAGCTATTTATAAATATAAAGGTCGTACTATCTGCAGTGATAGTTATCATTCAAAAGGCGACGCTGCTACACAATACAATTGTGAACCTTATTTTAATTCAAAGAAACCAAGACTAGAACCTAATATGAGTTTTGATTTATGCAGATTAGCATGTTCATTATTTGATTATTTTGTAGAAGATCCAGATGATATTGAACCAATGGATCATCTGGCAAAATTAATGGTAGAATGGACAAAAGATGATAAAGGTCGAAATATATTATATAAGAAAAATGGCGACGAAAGGTATCCAGATTTCAAATTATATAAAATGATCGCGAGAACTGTCCATAAACATACACCTCAAGCTCAATTAGAAGGTCCATTTTTTAATAGATATATTGTTTCCCGTAAAAAAGTAAGTAAAAAAACCAAAATTATAGATGTAGATAAAATGACAGATCTAAGTCAAACTGCTACTAATACAGTTGTTTCTTCCAATTATTAACCGAACTTTAATTTATAATAATATACTATATGTTGGTTGGGGATTCTAGCAAAGGATTGATTGATATATATACTTTTAGTCATATTTCACATGGGATTCTATTTTATTTTATTTTTCTATATTTGCAAATTGATTTTGTAAACGGTTTATATCTAACTATAATTTTCGAATTTTTATGGGAAATGTTTGAAAATACAGATTATATAATTAAAAAATACAGGAAAAAATACAGAGATTATGATGGAGATAGCATTATTAATATAATTGGTGATATAATAAGCACCATTATCGGATATATTTTTGCATATTACTCACCATATAGCTCAATTATTTATCTGGTATTATCTGAGTTATTATTGATGCCATATAAAGCAAATTTATTGGAACTTAGTATAGGTAGTTTGATTAAAAATTGAATTTAAAGATTAATATGAATTATTATTCATATCAATCATGCCACTTCGAAACGGAAAAGAATATCTTCTTTCATATTTATGTAGAAAATGTACCAAATTTTATGGTTCTGAACAATACAATTACAATTGTAGTTACTGTTTAAATGGAACACAAGGTCTTCCTACACAAGAAGTATTTACGGAAAAATGCAATCAATGGGCTATTGAAAATTCTTTTAAAAATACAGGGGTATGGTTTCGATCTTTAAAACAAGTTTCAAAATTGAAAAAAGATAATATACTCTATTCATTAATTCAATCAATGAAAGGTCATGGAGAAAATATGCGTAATAAATATTTATTGGCTGATGATGCACTAGTGTTATATAATGACAATCCCACTTTACTAAGAAGCCATATATTAGGGCATATAGTCAGTGATTGGTGGAATATTGTAAGCACAGATAATAAGTGGCCCCCTCACGTCGCATGTTATTATGGAAATTTTAATGAACCCCTTGAAATAGGTAAGAATATACCTCCTAGAATGCCACACGGATTAATGTTAAAGAATCTACCCTGTATTTAATATATATCAATGAAAATTAACACATATATATTAAATTATTTTTGATGTGATCGTCTTCTTCGGCGTTTTCTTTTCTTTTGTGTTTTTTGGCGTTTTCTTTTCTTTTGTGTTCTTCGGCGTTTTCTTTTCTTTTGTGTTCTTCGGTATTTCTTTTTGCCTCCTATGTTTGGGTTTCGACGTGTTCTACCAGGTGCAGCCTGCGATACATCCAAATGACTTTTATCTTTAGAAGAAGGTGAAAATAAAGCCTCATATTTTCTTTGACTTTCTATATTTTGTTTTTTGGCTCGTAGGTCGCGGCTTAGCACATCTGGATTTGCTCTCGACAACCCTTTTATAGGTGCGCTTGTTTTCACTATCGATTTTTTAAATATCTCTGCTGGGTTTATAATTTCTACTTTTCCTATTAAAGGTTGGTTTTTTTGGTACTTTTTGGTAGGTCGGAACAGTACCTTGGAAAGCTCTTTGTGCAATGGATCAAATGTTTTTTTTCCTTTACGTGCTCTTTGTTCTGCCATTTTTCTTGCTACAATCGCAGCCGACGCTAACTTATCTCGATGTCTGTTTGATTTGATTTGTAGTAATTCTGCCATATATATATATAAATTCGATTAAAAATCAGGGGGTGTTGTAAAAACCGATGGTGTCCCAGCAATATCTTTTAATGGCTCTAATTGTTGTATAATGAAATCACCTCCTAATACACTTAAATATACCATAACCGCCTCTCGTAATAAAATTTTTAGCGGTTTATTTTCTTTAATAATAAATCTCATTTCTAAAAACCGCATTAGTAAGTATAATCCTGCGATTACTAAAGCACCTACAAATGTATATGTATTCATTAATATAAGACAAAAGAATCATATTAATATTTTACCGCATTATAAAGTTTCAATTCCTGTTAAAACAGGTGGTTTCTTAAGTGACAAATTATTATCTAAAACTTGTACATCTAGAGCGTCTAATTTTAAAGAAGGTGCATCGTTGAAAATAGTCAATTTGTCCTCATCGTCATCTTCCTCATCGTCGAGTTTTCTTTGATCGTTTCGAATTTGACTAATTTTCTCTAGTCTGTCGATGGTTTTTGGTGCAACAATATCTTCTGCTGGAGGATTGTTACTTGGTGATAATGCTTTATTATAATTAACAACACTGTCTGTATCATTAAAAGTTATAGTGTTAGTTTTAACAAGAGGTGTTGCATCAACTTCTGTTGTTATTTGAACTGGTGCCTTTATTTCTTCTTTTTCGGTCTGTAATTTATTCTCTAAATCTTTAATAGTTTCTTCAATTTCCAATTTAAGTTGACCATCTTTTTTATCTTCGGATACTTTTGTAGTATCACCAGATTTGACATCCACAACAGGTTTGACATCCACAGCAGATTTGGTATTATCTACTCCTGATTTTATTGCGTCTGCGGCTTTCTTAATTTCTTCTTTAACTTCAGCAGAAATAGATTCCTGTAAATTATCGGAAGCATCTGTTGTTTCAACGGGTTCGACACTTTCTTCTTCTACTATTTCTTCTTCTGTCGTTTCATCCATATATGCTCTGAGGATTTTCTCAACAGGCATACTTTCTCTTACTGTGTTTAAAATACATTCTTTACAAATAGTTTCACATTCACGAAAATTCTTTTGCTGTGTTAATGGTTCTATATTTGTTTCAAATAAGTAAACATTGCTATAACATTTGCGAGCACATTTAATGTATACTTTGTGAATAAAATCAGATAATTTGGGTATATCAATATCAATTTTCTTTTGTTTCGTGGCCACACGTATACTAGTTAATACCTTCAATTGTGTTATATGTACACATGTCAATAAATCTTCTAAATAATTACATTTACTTTGCTGAATAATTCTTTTTGTTTCATTATCAATAAGCTCTTGGTTCCATTTTGGTACTCTGGTAAGAAAATTCTGAAATGTCATTAAATACTTATCATATTCATCATTATCTTTACACAGAGAACAAGCTTCTTTAAATATAGATTGTAAACCTTGAATTAATAATGGTGTAAGAATATTTACAAGATTGGCTGAATATTCATTTTTTGCTTCGCTCAATACAGATGTATTATAATCGTCCATTTACATTTCTTTTATATTTTCTAAATATAGCTCCGGACGCATAAATACTACATTTATGACAAAAGATAATAATAATATTTCATTTCTAAATTCTTTCCGAATTTTATCGAAATAGATTAATATACCAAATTTTCTTTTATTCTCAATTTTAGAACTATTATAAATAATTTGTATTATATCTAAAGTAGAATAAGCTTTCTCATATAATTTCGTAGAAAAGGCAATGCATTTTTCTATTGTTGCATAATTAGATTTTTTCTCAAGTTGATTAATTAACCAAGTATTTCGTTTATTCATTAAATTTTTATATTTCGCTTGTATAAACCTTTTTTTATATAAATGTAAACTAGTTTCTTTACCGCCAATAATTGGCAAACGAATAAAGATATTACAGAATCTAGATAAAATAGGTTTTAATAATTTATTTTGATTTTCAATAACTATAAAAAACCGAGTTGTATGGCTAAATTGTTCTATACACCTTCTCAACGCAGATTGCGCATCAGTGGTTAATTTATCAGCATTGAATAATACAATACTCTTGAATATATTACCATGTTGGAGATGTATATTTGTCTTAGCAAAGAATTTAAGTTCATCTCTGATAAATCGAATACCCTTACTATGTGCACAATTAATATACATCACATACCGTTTGATATTTTCTGCCGTTTTATAAATATTGGTAATAAAGTAACGCAATATATATCTCTTGCCACAGCCTGAAGATCCATAAAATATTATATGGGGTATTTTTTTTTCCACAATAAATGTTTTTAATTTATCCTTTATATCTTGATGTATATCTAATTCTGTCATATTAATAAATTAATAAATATGTTTAATATAACTTTTATATTAAAGTTATATCAAATTAGGCAACACTGTATAACGATTGTGTGTAAGGATTATTAATAAATGCATTAAGCGTATCTGGATTATTTCTTTGACAATCCTGCGATGTCTCTCTTATATTTCGCCCCATTACTGCTCCATATGTTGTAATGTTTCCCGTTTGTTTTGGCATATTAGGGACTAATTGATCTGGTTGAATACTACCAATTTTACCTACTGAAACATTTTGAGTGTCATTAAACAAAGACATACTTCCTGTATTTTCATAATCCCCTTGTGCCGCTTCCAAGACTTCTTTATTTGGATTTAAATTTGCATTATAAGCTGCATTGTACACAGGACCAGCTGTAGACCAAGGCGTAGCACCCGCATCTCCAGTATATGGGCAATTTGTAGTATCCCGTTGATTATCTACTGGTTGATATTCGGCGGCTAAATAACCACCCTCATTTACACCATAAGTTCCACCAGGATTTCCATTTGGTCTAATATTATCAATCGTTTGTTCCTTAATGGTCGTCTTAGTACGATCTGCAGGATTCCACACTCTAGCTTCATTAACACCATAAGTTCCTCCTGCATTACCATTTGGTCGCATATTACCTATTACATTTTCTTTGCGAGAAGGTCTTAATACATCTAAAATGGGTGCAGTAATAGCACGAACCCATCCGTTTACGATGCCAAATTCGTCAGCTTGTCTAGTTGTTGTGCGTGAATTAGGCAATACTTGCATCCCACCTCTACCATAGTCATCTTTTGTTGAATCGCCACCAGCTTTATAAGTTTGATTATAGGCAGGTCCTTTGTATTTACCGAATGGAGCAAGAACGGGTCTTCTGGACTTTCTAAAGTTCTGTTCAGCCATACCTGCTAAACTAGCTCCATCCTGATTACCATTTCCATTACCGAAATATTCACGCCCTACATTACTCTTAATAGGTTGCATAACTTGAGCAGAACGATTTGTTTGACCTTTTTCTTGTCCTGTTGTTGTAAACCATCTATCAGGTGAATTCAAATAAAATGTATCTGGTCTATTTTTTTCAACACGGCCTTCGTGACCTCTAACAAACATGCCTTGTGCAGGGCCTTCATGATTTGCTAAACCAAATGTAACTTTTGGATTGGTTGTTGTTCTTAATTCATCTACCGTTTTTGGTAACCATTGTTTACGAGCTTCCATACCGGCATTAAATCCATTTGAACCTTCACTAGTAAATCCTTTATTTAATCCAGGTCCAACTCTTACTTCTTCCCAAGGTTTGGCATTTGAAATATTACGAGAAGGATTCATGCGCGATTGTATAAAATCACTTGTACTTGGAGTACCATGAGCCCAAGCCATATTTTTTTGTGGTTTAAATAGAGGAGCTTGTGCGGCTTTTCTTATTTGTTGAGAACCTCGTCCTTGCATTTGATCAAGTAAACTTTCATTTCCATTAAATCCTGTCGTACGTTGTGTGACTTTGGACCCAAAAAAAGGCACCATATTATTATGTTTCATGTCGCATTTTTGTACCTCATTCCCTGCCAGTGATTGGAAAATTGCGGCATTTGTAGGATCGCCACCATCTTCTACTTTTTTTTCATATACCTTTTGTTGGAAGTATCTATCTGTCGCTGCATTTGGTGCAGGATAGTATTTTGTGTTATTTGTTAATTGTGAATAAGTTTGTTTTGGATAATTTATAGGAGGTTTTACTGGTAAGTGAGATTTGACATGTCCCGCAACTAATTCGCGTTGTTGCGGTGCGGAAACATTATCAAATCCTTCTTGCGAAACTCCGTTCTTTTTTTTGTCGTTGCTTATCAACCACATTGCACCTAAAGCTACTACAGGAATTGCTACTTCTGCCATTTATATATAATGCAACATATTTTCTTACTAAATTAAAACAGAAAATATGTTTATTTATTCATAGGACAAGGGATTTTTGGAATAAAACTATCGCGTTCTAAAAGTTGAGTATTAAGATTGTTTTGGAATGGCATACATACATTTTCTTGAGGATTCAAAAATAATGGATATCTATTCGATTGTTCTAAATCTCTGTACAAAAAGGCGGGATGTGTGGCTCTAGACTGGGAGGTGATTTCCTGTCCACAAGTAGGGTAATCTTTTTTCATGGAGAACACTACACCAGCGAAAGGAAACTCCTTTTTTGTGCAATCTTTCGAGAGCGGTCTTGTAATGCCTAAAAGATCACTATCTATATCAATTGGTGCACCACCAGGTACTCTGCGAAGGTTAGTACCCCATTCTTGCATGCGGATTTGAGGATCGGAAAAGAAACAAGGTTTATCACCCCAACCGGGTTTATTGAGCATGTATCGTCCTGGTCCTGTAGATTCTTCTAAAAGCTTCTTTGTGCGGCATGGGTCATAATTAAATCTTGTAAATGACATGATATAATTATGTTAGATTTTTATTATTTATTTAAAAACTAATTGTTATTTTTCATAAAATGAAACTTTACATCGAAGAAGTAACCGAAAAAAAAGCACCGACCATCTGTTTAAATATGATTGTAAAAAACGAGTCCAAAATTATCACAAGATTATTAACCACCGTTTTACCAATCATTGATACATATTGTATTTGTGATACAGGAAGTACAGATATGACCAAAGAAATTATTAAAGAATTCTTTGATATGCGATGTATTGATGGAAAAATCATTGAAGAACCATTCAAAAATTTTGGTTATAACAGAACAGTTGCTTTAAATGCTGCAAAAGATATGGCAGATTATCTATTATTTTTAGATGCTGATATGAAACTTATTATTGATCCCGAATTTGATAAGTCTAAATTGACAGCGGATGTTTATACATTTGCACAAGGCTCCAATACCTTTAACTATTTCAATGTCCGTCTTATTAAAACTTCCTTAAATTTTCGGTGTGTTGGTTCTACTCATGAATATTATGATATTACGGGATCACGAAAAGAAAAGCATTTGCGTACAATAAAAATCAATGATATTGGAGATGGTGGATGTAAAGAGGATAAATTTATACGAGATATTAGACTTCTTGAAGAAGACTTAAAAGAAAATCCAAAGAATGAAAGAACTTATTTTTATTTGGCGAACAGTTATAAAAATGCTGGGAATCTAGAAAAAGCCATTGAAAATTATAAAAAAAGAATTGCAATAGGTGGATGGATTGAGGAAAATTGGTATAGTCGTCTTGAATTAGGAAAATGTTATATGAAAACAGGGAAAGAAGCCGAAGCAATTAAAACTTGGTTAGAAGCATATGGTTACCATCCAAAAAGAGCTGAAAATGTATATGAAATTGTTAAACACTATAGAATTAAAGGACAACAACAACTATCCTATATTTTTTACAAATTAGCTAAAGAAATTCCATATCCATCAGACAATGTTTTATTTATTCATAAAGACGTGTATAATTATTTATTGGATTATGAGTTTTCCATCATTGCTTATTATATTGATAGGAATGTAGATATGCGACCAATATTTATGAAATTAATGAATATAGACGCGCTTAATAGGGATAATCTATTGGCTAATTATAAATTTTATGTTAAAACCCTTAAAAAATATGAGCAAAAAGAAGTTGTCTTAAATTTATGTAAAGAAGTACAAGAAGAAACTAACGGTGATTTTAAAGCAACTACTCCCTCCATCATCGCCTATAATGACGGATATCTTACTAATGTGCGATTGGTGGATTACACACTTCATCCAAACGGTTCTTATAGTTATCCTGATGGATACAGTGTAAATACAAAAAATATTGCATTGGTGATGGATAAAGATTTCAATGTAATAAACTGTAAGAAATTCGACCCTGGATTTAACAAAAAATGTCGAATTCGAGGCTTGGAAGATGTTAAGATAATCGATACTGGAGTGAATATTGGTTATATATCAACTAAGCAAAGTGACATAACTGCCAATTATGTATTAATTATGGCAGGAGGAGTATATGATTTATCTGGAGAATCACTCGACTATAGCGAAATAACTTCACCTGAAAAAGCAAAATGTGAAAAGAACTGGGCATTATTTATGCAGGATGATTGGTTGAGAGTCGTCTATAAATGGTATCCACTTACTATTTATGATTTTGCGAAAATACAATTAGGAACAGTAACTAGAAAAGAAATGCCTCCATTTTTCAAGAAAGTACGAGGTTCCACCAATGGCACAATTTATAAAGATGAGTTATGGTTTATTGGACATGTAGTAGAGCACGGCGAACCAAGATATTATTATCATTTATTTATTGTATTGGACAAAAATACCTTGGATTTACGGAAATATTCTTATTTATTTCGATTTGATAAGGGAGAAAAAGTAGAATTTTCATTGGGATTGGTCGTAGAGGATGATCGTTTGATTATTTCTCATAGTAATTGGGATCGTACTAGTAAACTTAAAATATTTGACAAAAAACAAATATTAAAAGAATTATTTGTATAAATAAATATTATGTTTAATATCGCATTATTAGTACCTGTTTGTAGTCGAGGACAAAATTATAAAGATTTGTCCTCAACATCTATTGTTCAGTATTTTTTACCATCATTTCTAGCACAGTATGATACAGCGTATTCGTATACACTATTTATAGGATATGATAGCACAGATACATTTTATAAATCCTGCATTAATCAATTGCCCGATATGTATAAATCCGTCAATATAGTTATTGTTGAATTAGAAGGTTGTGAACACAAGCCTGCTAAAGCATGGAATACACTGTTTAAAAAGGCGTATGACCAAGATTACGATTATTTTTATCAAATAGGTGATGATATTATAATGGAAGATGCGTGGACAAATATTTTTATACATTATTTACAAAGCAATAATAATCTTGGTGTTGTGGGTGGTTGTCATTTGGCAAATTATAAGGGTAGAATAGCTAGCGGCTCACCTCCAGTGATTGAAAATGCATTTGTTCATAAAACGCATTATCATATATTTGGTACATTTTTTGATAAAAGAATAGACAATTGGTACTGCGATGATTGGATAACAGAAGTATATAAACCGGATTATTCAATACATATAAAAGATATTTTTGTGAAAAATGTAGTAATGGATAGATATGAGATAAAAAATATTAATGATAAAATTAGAAAATATATTGAAGAAGGGAAGGAAAAATTACTGGATTACAATAATATTAACTTAGAAAATACGACATATAATATAATAAATGTCTAGGTATCCATCTGTTATATTATTTCGTCATAACAAGTATTCAGATATTGATAGCTTTATAGAAAGTAGTAAGGATTCGTTAATGTGTACAATTCATATTACATCGAGTATCGAGGATTTAAATAAATTATTTAGTCCAAATTATCATTTATTGGTTACCTATGGTGATTCTTATGATGAATATCATAATTCTATTGCTGATAAAATACCCCATAGATTTTCTGGGAGATGGTTTCATAAAACAGATATATCGAATATTGCAGAATTTAATTATAATGTAAATTACTGTTATGTAACAAATGTTATTAATATTAGAGAAAAAACACGCCCTGTATTCTCTATTTTTACAACCTGCTTTAAAAGTTACGATTATATAGATACTGCTTACAAATCCATCAAAAAACAATCATTAATTGATTGGGAATGGGTTATTATGGATGACACACCAGAGGATGAACATTTTGTATTTCTAAAGAACAAGCTGTCTTCTGATAATCGCGTAAGATTGTATAAGAGAGATAAAAACAGTGGTAGTATTGGAAATGTTAAAAATGAGGTAATTTCTCTCTGTCGAGGTAAATATATTCTTGAAATGGATCATGATGATGAAATACTAAGTAATTGTTTATTGGATTCTTATAATATCTTTCAATCGGATGAAAATATCGGTTTTGTATATGCCGATACTATCCATTTATATCGGGATGGGCAAAATTTTAAATATGGCGATTTTATCTGCAAGGGATATGGTGGATATTACATGGAGAAGGTGAGAGATAAATGGGTGTATGTTTACAATACACCAAATATTAATAATATTACCTTAAGTCATCTGGTTTGTTTGCCGAATCATCCTCGCATTTGGAAGCGTTCGGTCCTAATGGAACTAGAAAGTTATTCGGAATTTTTGCCTATTTGCGATGATTATGAAATTCTTCTTAGAACTTGTTGTAGTAAATACAAAGTTGTTAAAAATAATAAAGCACAATATATTCAATATATGAATGATGGAGGTAATAATTTTTCCAATATTCGAAATGCTGAAATTAATCGTCTGGGACCAAAGTACATTAGCCCTATGTTTTATGAAAAATATAATGTTCATAATAAAATGAAGGAATGTAATGCATATGAAGATGAAATTTATATTGTTAATCACTCGCCAATTTGGAAACGAGGAGAGAAATACCAACATAAAAAAAAGAACCAACGCATCAATATGAATTATGACAAACAATATTGTATAATCAATGACGCGATAGATAATATGGATACTGTAGATAAATTAAAAGAATTATATAAAAACGAGAGAAATGATTTTTTGATGTTAAGTAATCGAATGACACACGAAGAGCTGCAACATAAATTAGAGTCACACGGTTTTGACAGGATGAAATGTTATTCTTATACGGATTGTTCAGAGGAAGAACTTATTAACTACTTTAAAATGATATATAAAAATGATAATTGCGAACACGAAGTTATTCAAAGTGAGAATGATTTATATAATAATTTTATAACGAATAATACTTCTCTAACAACAAGACATGAAGTAGTAAACACAATTATTGATACATATAATTATAATTCATATTTGGAAATTGGTGTTGAGAATGGCATTACATTTAAAAATATTAAATTAGACATGTCAAAAAAAGTAGGGGTTGATCCTGATCCCACTTATAAAGAGGAGAATATCATATTGAAAACATCAGACGCTTTCTTCAAAGAAAATAATAAGTTATTTGATATAATTTTTATAGATGGAATGCACCAATTAGAATATGTGTATAATGATTTTTTTAATTCTATCAATTGTTTAACACCAAAAGGTTCTATCGTAATAGATGACGTATTACCTATGAACGAACGAGAGCAATATAAAGTACCGATTAAACATTATTATAACAATGGAATATTAAAGTATGGAGAATCATGGACCGGTGATGTTTGGAAGTTTATTTATTTTTTATTATTACATTATCAATTTGATTTTTCTGTTTATAATTTTACCAATGGTTATAGAGGAATTATTCATATTTATAATTTTAAAAATGAAATAAATAATGAGATTGACAATACAAAAGTGATAGAAACAATGAATTCATATGAATATAATAAAGATTATGATGAATATTTAAAATATATAAATGCTAGGATGAAAGTGCTTACCGCCAATAAATAGGCCAATATGGTCAACGGAGTCGTTTTAGAATAATAATTATGCCAATGGCATTTGCCAATCCCATCCTAGTATAAATGAATATATTTATAGAAAATCTTAGTATATAAAAGTAAAACAATTATCTGCTATAAATGAGTGTATTATTTAAATTAGACAAACCAGATAATATTTCACCAAAATTATGTTTTGGAAGTATGTGTAAAAACGAAGAACATGTTATAATAGATACATTGAATAGTGTGTATAAACATATAGATTATTGGGTGATATGTGATACAGGATCCACGGATAATACAGGTAAATTAATTATCGATTTTTTTACAGAGAAAAATATACCAGGGGAACTATGGTTGGATGAATGGTCAGGATTCGAAATTAATAAATCACTATTATTTGAACGATGTTATAATAAAAGTGACTTTTTATTACATTTGGATGCGGATGATTGGTTAATGGGAGATTTTAATACGGATGAATTATATAATACAAAAGCTGATGCATATTACTTTAGATTAAAAAGGGGATCCTCTACATTTAAAGCAACTATATTATATAATAATCGTGTTCAGTGGAAATATGTTGGAGTAGCTCATAATATTATAGTATGTTTACATAAAAAGAATATACAACACTCACAATATTTTATTCGTGATAAAACATGGATAGATGCAGAAGAACGAGGAATAAGAAATATAGATCCTCAAAAATATATAAAAGATGCCATTGCTTTAAAAGAACAATTTTTTCGAACATTATATGATGACCCATATTCTATTAACAGTAGGTCTGTTTTTTATTGCGCTCAAAGTTATATGGACACAAAAAAAAATTATAAAGAAGCAATTCAATGGTATACGCTATATACTAAGCTAAAAGATACTTGGATAGAAGAATTATTTGAATCACATATGAGAATTGCGAGATGTATGACACATTTAAAATATGACGATGAAAGTATTATAAATCAAATGAATAAAGCCATTGATATATTTGGAGACCGGGCTGAACCATATTATATGTTAGGCAAATATTTCAATGATAAATCGAATACAATATTAGGATATAAGTATTTAAAACTTGCTCAACAGCAATCATTAGCCTCTGTTGAAAAAAAGTATTCACTATTTATTACTCCGTCCACCTATGGAAAATATATAAATGACGAATTATCAGTATCTTGTTATTGGACGAAACGATATGATGAAGGACTTTCATTAATAAATGAAATAATTGATGATGATGATTTCATTGTTCATAAATCAAGAATAGAAAAAAACAAGCAGTTTATATTAGATGCAATGTAGTTATGGTATTAATTTTCCTATTATTTAACATTGTTTAATAATTTTTCATTAAAAAAATGTAATGCATTTGCTATTGCTTCGTCCATATTAAAATATTTATAATTTGCTAGTCTTCCAACAAAAAATACATGGTTATTTGTTTCTTCATATTCTGCCAATTTTTGGTATTTCTTATATAATGTTAAATTCCGTTCATTTGGAACTGGATAATACGGTTCCCCTATATCACTAGATGTTTCACTAACCACAATAGTATCACTAGATTGTTGATTCAAAAAATGTTTGTACTCTACAATTCTTGTAAATGGAACATTATATTCCGGATAATTGACAACAGAATTCGGTTGGTAATAATTCATATTTTTATATCTCTTAATGTCAAACTGTAAACTCCTATATTCTAATTTCTCAATATTAGAATGTGAGAAATATTCATCTATTGGTCCAGTAAAAATAATTCCTTTAAAATCACTCTTATTATGTGTTTTCATATATTCATTATAGCTTGTATTTAATTTTAATGAAATCTTTTTATGATTTAACATTTTTTCTATAAATTTAGTATAACCTTTCTTAGGAAGAGCTTGATATTTATGGTCAAAATATCTACAATCGAAATTATTTCTAATAGGAATATTTCTTAACACAGATGCATTCAATTCTTCTGGATATTTATTCCATTGCTTGTAAGTATAGTTTTTAAACATTTTATCATATAACACATTACCTACACGTGATTTACACATCTCTTCACTATTTGTAATAGTATCATATTTAACTTGCGTTTTTTCTAACCATTTATCCATCTCGTCGCTTGTTTGTATAGATTCGCCACACAACTCATTTACAGTTGTTATATTAACTGGCACACTCACGTATTTATTGTCAACATAGGATAATACCTTGTGTTCCCATCTAACCCATTCACTAAATCGATTTATATAATTCCATACAGACGCATCATTGCTACGATATATATGAGCACCATATTTACAAACCAAAATTCCAGTATCTTTATCTATATAATCATAACAATTACCACCAATATGGTTCCTTTTATCAATAATTAGAACTTCTTCATTTAATTCACTTGATATACGCTCTGCTATAGTAGCACCTGTTAGTCCACAACCAACAATTAAATACATATAATAAGAGTATATGTATTTATACTTATATTAATTTGATAATATTTATGTATCATTTATTTAATCTGCATAATCTATTATAATTATTTAAACAAATTATTGTAAAATAATTATATAATGGTAGATATTGTCCATCGCAAAACAATATGTTTAAATATGATTGTCAAGAACGAATCCCATATAATAGCCTCTACATTGAAAAATATATTGGAACACATAAAAATTGACTACTGGGTAATATCTGATACTGGTTCTACTGACGATACGGTGGATATTATTCAACATTTTTTTAAGGAGCGAGGAATATCGGGAGAAATATTTCACGATAAATGGAAAGATTTTGGACACAATCGAACAAAAGCCTTAGAACACGCGTACAATAAATCTGATTACCTCTTCGTTTTTGATGCGGATGATTTAATTCATGGAGATATGCAGTTGCCATCAACTCTTGACAAAGACGCCTATGATTTACCATTTGGAAACCCAGTATCATATCATAGGTCTATATTGATTTCGAATAGAATGAAATGGAAATATGTTGGTGTATTGCATGAGTTATTGCGTAACGTTGATCCAATAAAGTCTCGGGCTTATTTGTTAGGAAATTATAATATTGAATCGCGGCGTCTAGGTGATCGAAGTAAAAATCCGAATAAATATGTAGACGATGCACTTGTTCTAGAAAAAGGATTTGAAGAAGAGAACACCGACTTGTGGTTAAAATATAGATATGCGTATTATTGCGGACAAAGTTATAATGATGCTGGAAAATGGGAGAAGGCAATTGAATGGTACGAGAGAACATTAACGCTTGATTATTCGCCCCAATACAAATATTGTGCGTGTGTTAGAGCAGGGGATTGTTACAACGTGTTAAAACAATACTCAAATGCAATTGACAGTTGGTCAAAGGCATATTCCTACGATAAGGAGAGATTGGAAGGCATTGTAAAAATCATGGCATATTTCTATAATAAAGGACAACATTTTATGGTTTTAGCATTATACAATAAATTTAAACATGTAAAAATAGGGAACGCCAAGGACAAAATATTTTTGGATTATTCGAAATATCATGATTTTCATTATTTTGCTTCCATTTCCGGATGTTATTGCGACGAACATAAATCCGCATATGAAGCGTGTAAATATATGCTGCTTAATAATACATGGAGTTCTAGTAACACAATCTACAATTTAAAATTTTATATGAACCATTTCAAAGAAGATGATGACAACAAATCACTTTTGGATTACTTTGTTGCTTACATAATGAATCCACGAATTGTCTTCAAAGAGAGAAAAAATGCTTGGAATATAGTAAATAGTATTATAAAAGAACAGTTACCAGACAAGTATGAAATACTTGAAAATATTATTACTACTCCGCAAAAAAAAAATATTGATAAAAATAGTAAATATGCTTCCTCGAAGAATATTTTGATTTATACTGGGTACATGAATTTTTTATGGAATGATAGTACATTGAATAAAAAAGCGATCGGAGGTGCAGAAAAAGCGGTTATTTATTTAACTAGAAATTTACCAAAGAATTATACTATTTATATTGCAGGAGATCAAAAAGAGGAAGAAATCGGTAATATCAAATATATTAATCATAGTAATTTACAAAAGTTATTAGATAATACAATATTTCACTCTATTATTGTATCTAGATATGTATCTTTTTTCAAAGAATTTGATAATATAAAATGTTATAAAATGTTGTTATCGGCACACGACAGCACTGGTTTTATCAATTTTAAGGTTAAAAATATTACTATAAATAACATCTTATCGGAATATAATAAGTATATCGACAATGTAATATGTTTGACAAAATGGCATTCGTCAAATATAGTTGAAAGACATCCCTTTTTAAAAGAAAAAATAAATATTATTAATAATGGAATAGATATTTCTCAATTTATATATGATAAACCAAAAGTAAAAAATAAATTTGTATGGTCATCTTGTAGTTATAGAGGATTGATTATTTTATTGAACTTATGGGGAGAGTTACTTAAAAGTATACCAGATGCAACATTAGATATATGCAGCTATGATATTTTTCCAAAAAATAAAGAAGATGAAAAAATGTTAGAAATTATCAATAAGCATTCAAGTATAACTCATCATGGAAAACTTAATACAAAACAATTATATGATTTAATGAGTATTTCCGAGTATTGGTTATATACAAATACTTTTCCAGAAACAAGTTGTATTACTGCAATGGAGATGTTGATGAGTGGAGCAATATGTTTATATTATCCATTAGCAGGATTGGTAGATACAATTGGTAATTATGGAATACAAGTTAAATCAGGAAACGAAATCGAAACATTAATGAATTTGAGTGAAGAAAATAAAACAGAACTAATTAAAAATGGAAAAGAATATGCTCTTGCGTGTTCTTGGGGAAATAGAGCTGAACAGTGGTGTAATATGTTAGGATTGAATAAAAAGAAATGGATTTTTTATTGTTCCTCTAATTTTGAAACAAAAATGATTCGACAATATATCGATAATTTAAACTGTGTTTATCCAGAATATGATATTTATTTAACGAATGATAGAGAAGTAATATTGACAACATCCCCTATAAAAGTGACATTCGTATATGAAGTATTTGATAACGACTTAACGAGTAAATTGCCAAGCACGATGTTTGGGTTTTTAAATACAGAACCATTAAATATTCCTGTTAGATTAGAACCTATAATTAATATTTTAAAATTATATCCGAATTTGGAATATTACGATTATAGTGAAAGTAATTTAAAAATATTAGAGGAAAATGAAATTAACATTCAAAACAAAATATATTTGCCGTATAAATGTAGTGACGAAGAACTGGAAAAATTAATTAATTTAAATAAAAATACAAAAAAAGAATATGATTTTGGTATTATTAAAACATTAGGTGGTGTTATTACAGAGAGAAGATTAAAAATAGTTAATTTTTTAAAAGAAAATAATTTTACTGTTAATATAATTGATGGATGGGATCACGATAGAGATACGGAATTAGCAAAATGTAAAATAATTTTAAATATACATGGAAATCTTGGCACTACTATCAGTTATATTTTCGAACATATTAGATGTAATCGTTTATTAGAATCTGGATTTAATATTCTATCTGAAACCTCATATAAAATGAATATAGAATTTATTAATAAAAATCCAAATCTTAAATTTATTGACTATAATGAGTTTTTTAATATAGATACCATTATCGTTTTTTATAATAATAAATTAGGCACATTAGCTCATAATAACTATGTATTGAATATTTTAAAGGATACTCATACAAGAATTGATATTCCGCAGGTTCATATTAATTTTCTGAAAGAATTAAAAGAACATTTAAACATTGATAATATGATAATTTATGATATTGGTTCATCCGTATTACACTGGACACAACATGCTAGTAAAATTTGGAATAACAGTAAAATTTATTTATTTGATGCTATGACAGAAATGAAACTGTTTTATGATGAATATAACAAACAAAATAATACAAATTATGAGTATAATATAGGTGTATTATGTGATGAAGATTATAAAAGAATAAGTTTTTATCAAAATGATGAACTGTCTGGAGGAAATTCTTATTATAAGGAAATTGGACATAGAGATTCTGATACTATTTTTACTGAAAATCACATTAAACATAAAATAGGAATGAAGTTAGAAACTGTTGTAAAGAATAAAAATATTCCTATGCCTGATTTAATTAAAATAGATGTTCAAGGAGCTGAATTAGATATATTAAAAGGTTCTATGAGTATTATTAATAAAGCCAAATTTCTTATTGTAGAATTACAACATACTGAATATAATCAAGGAGCACCTCTATGTGATCAAACACGAGATTTTTTAATAGACCATGGTTGGCAAGTATATGCGGAAAAATTCTCTAATAATGGACCGGATGCTGATTGGTGTTTTATTAATACGAGATATAATGATATTAATAATCATATTACATGTAAATCTAAACAAACCATAAAAAAAATATATGATACATTGTGTTTAAATAAGAACCCGTTTGATTATTATTTGAATCCTATTGATATTTATGAACACTTACCTACTTTATATAAATATGCGTCCGAATGTAATTCTGTTTTAGAATGTGGAGTACGTGCTTCTGTATCATCATGGGCATTAGTATATGGATTAATAAATAATAATAGTGATAATAAAAAATTAATATTAAATGACATTGAACCGTGTGATGTAAGTAAATTACTTGAATATACAAAATCAATTTCTCATTTAAATGTTTCATATGAATGGGTAAGTGACTTAGATTTAGATTTGAAGGAAAATGTTGATTTAACATTCATTGATTCTTGGCATGTTGGTGGTCATCTCAAAAAGGAATTGGCAAAATTCAGTAAATTAACTAATAAATATATTATTATGCATGATACTACAATTGATGAATTTACTAGCGAAGCTATAAGAGCTAACTTAACAGAAGAACAAATTAAAGAATTATCTATTGCTTCTTCAATGTCTGTTGATGATGTTAAAATGGGATTATGGACTGCAATAGATGATTTTTTAAAGAATAATAATGATTGGGGTCTACATGAACGATTTCATAATAATAACGGTTTAACTATTTTAAAAAAAATAAATAATAAACCTAAAATAGTAGACTGTTTTACATTCTACAACGAATTAGAAATGCTAAACTATCGTTTAAATATTTTAAATGATGTTGTAGATTATTTTGTATTAGTTGAAGCAACACATACTCATGTCGGTAAAGAAAAACCATTATTTTATCAAGAAAACAAACACTTATTTGAAAAATTTAATCATAAAATTATACATATAATTGTAGATGATTTTACACATAAGTTTCCAAATATAAATATTGAAAAAGAAGAACAATGGATTAATGAACGATATCAAAGAGACTGTATTTCAAGAGGAATAAATAAATTACATTTACAACATAATGATGTAATTACTATTACCGATTTAGATGAAATACCAAATCCTAAATTATTAAAAAAAATTAAAAATAATGAAATTAAAGTGGATATAAATATAATTGAAATGGATTTATATTATAATAATTTAAATTCTAAGATGGATCATCAATGGCAACATTCAAAAATACTTACCTTTCAAAAATATAATGAACTCAAAATTGGATGTGACAAATTGCGATTTTATAGTTGTCCAATTATAAAAAACGCTGGTTGGCATTTAAGTTACTTTGGAAATGAAAAATTTATAAAAAATAAAATAGAAAATTTTGGTCATCAAGAATATAATAAGGTAGAGTTTACTGACGAAAAAAAAATACGAGAACGAATAAAAAATGGTAATGACTTATTTGATAGACCTGTAAGCATAATAAATATACCAATAGAAGATAACAATAATTTACCACCTGATTATGATATTTATTTAACTAATTTTTATACAAACAAAAAAACTAATAAAAACATTGGATTTTTCATAAGACATTTTTCAGAAAGAGGTACAGAAGTGGCTATATATGATTATGCACATTATAATGAAAATATATTAGGAAATAAATCATATATTATTCATTTTTCAGATAATGTGCAAAAAAAATATGGCTTTCCTGATATTAAAGTTTCATTTCCAAAATTTAATTCCAGATTTGAAATGATTGAAATAAATGATATAACTGATATGAACCTTGTGATAGAAAAGTATAAATTAGATTTTTTTTATACACTTACACATGGGGGTCAGGATATTTATCAGTTTAACAATAACTCTATTTGGGATAAGTGTAAAACTATTAAACATTGTGTTTTTGATACATTGTGTCCTGAAGGCGATTATAATTTATCTATTAGCAATCACTTAAATAACAAAAATAATACTAGTTATACAGTATTACCACATATGGTTGATTTACCTAATACTGATACACATTTAAGAAATGAATTGAATATTCCAGAAGAAGCAATTGTATTGGGGAGATATGGTGGATTTCACCAGTTTGATTTGGCTATTACACATAATGCGATCAAACAATTTTTAGACAGTAATAAAAGTAACAATGTTTATTTCCTATTTATGAATACATTTGAGTTTTATAGTCACCCAAATATTATTTATTTGGACAAAAATATTGACTTGCTTTACAAAACAAATTTTATAAACACATGCGATGCGATGATCCATGCTAGGTCAGACGGAGAAACATTTGGACTATGTATTGCTGAATTTTCTATAAAAAATAAACCTATTATTACATGTCCTTGTGGGGATCTAGAGCATATTTTATTATTGGGAGATAAAGCAATCACATATAATAATACCGAAGAATTATTAGACATTTTTTCAAATATCAAAGAGTTATTTTCACAGCATTCAGATTGGAATTGTTATAGAGAATATACTCCTGAAAAAGTAATGGATATATTTGATAATATATTGTCTAATTATAAATTAGAAACTAATATTGTTACAATTAATAATGTAAAATTCAAATTTTTTAAAGACGACGACCTTGCTAAAAGTAGTATAGCTTTAAATATACCTTGGGAACCTCATATAACAAGTTTTGTTGAATATTATAATAAATATTTTCCTATCCAAAATATTATTGACATTGGAGCAAATTTTGGATATCATTCATTATTATTTTCAAAATATGTTAAAAATAAGGTTTTTTCATTTGAACCACAAGAACAAAATTATAATTTATTATCTTTTAATATTAATTTTAATAATATAAAAAATATTTGCAGTTATAAAATGGCCTGTGGAGAAGAGAATGATACAATAAAAATGCCTATCGTTGAAAATTATAACAATTCTATAAATATGGGTGATTTTACACCAAATATTATAAATAAGCACAATTTTACTTATGTTAAATCAGTTAAATTAGATTATATTGATTTTCCCCCTATTGATATTATTAAAATAGATGTTCAAGGATGGGAGAAAAAGGTTTTAAAAGGATCATATAATTTATTGCAACATCACAAACCCATTTTAATTATAGAATTTGAAGAATATCAGCTTAATAAATTAAACGAATCTTGTAAAAATTTAATAGAGTATATTAGAGAAAATAATTATTATATTTTTTATTTAGATTATAAATACCCATCCGACCATATATGTGTTCATAATGATAAATTAAATGAATTTAAAAAATGCTTTAATTCAGTTATTTCTACTCATACACAAGATAATAATATAAATCATAATATTCTCTATAATATAAATGAAAAAATAAAATTTTAATAATTACAATTAATAACAAAAATTATAATTATTTTTTATTATTTCTCTGTTGAGAAGAAAAATACTTGAAATAGTCGTCCATTCTCTTTGTTGGTTCCGAAATAGTCCATGCTGGCATGATATTGCTTTGAATTGAAAAGAACTAGGCGATTAAATACATTGCCAACTTTGTCTACGAGTTCCCATTTAGTATAATCTTGCGAATGTTCATCTAATATTTTTTTATTTCCACGTGCTTCCGCTTCTTCTACTGTTCGTGTTCCATCTTTAAAACGATATATACCAGTGCCAGAATTGACCGGTGCATTTGGTGTTAGATAAAGAACTCCTGCCCAATTATTCCATCCATCATTATGTATCCATGTTCTATCACGACTTGTGGTATACTGAAAGGCACCATTATATATGGATGAATTATCATCACCTTCTACTGGCATTTTCCAATCCACAATTTTTCCAGCAAAATGTTGAATATATCCTTCAATCATTTCCTTCAAATGGTTGTTCGCTCTCGAAGTCGTTCTTTGACCTGGATAGTTTCCTCTTACTTTGAATTCTTGCGTTAATATATATTTTCTTGTTTCCATGGCATTTATATAAAAATTATCAATAATCATTAAATTGCAGTAGATAGATTTGGGTTTTTTATAATATTCTTGGACCTTTTCAACTTGGGTTTTAATTTTTTCTTGTAGTGGATTTTTAATATTTATTAATTGATCTTTTAATTTTTCTATTGCGCTTTCATTGTCTATTTCAATCGTTTGTGTAAAAATAGGGATATACATTTTATTTCCTTTGGCATATTTACAATGTTTGGGAACATCGATAAGATATTCTTTGTTTTCACATTCTAATCCTACAATTTTATGTTGAAGGATACATGTAGAATATGCTCCTATTTTACTTCCCACTTTTGTATGTTTATTTGCTAATAAGTTATATAAAAAAATATTAAACCGATTGCTTGCTTCGTGTGAAATGACTCCATTATAATCATCAAAGAAAATACAGTCAAATATATTTGTAACTGGTAACATGTCCTCCCATCTTCCTTTTATAAGATTAATTTTAAGATCAGAGTTCTTTTTATTTAGTTCTTTTTTAAACGTTTCAAATCTTTCCCATACAATCGGGCTACATTCTATCACTGTATATTCAGTTACATTTTCAAACGAACAAAGCTTTTCGGCAGAATATCCCATGCCAAAACCAATTTCTAATACCGAACCCGATGGATCAAGGTGTTCGATGCATTTTTCCATGTATGGTTTTTCCCACTCCATCATGACTTGATGAACACCTGTCTCATCTTGTAAAATATCATTTCCACATATATCTTTTGTATACTCTAGTTTCATTTATAATCATTATTTTTTTTTTATGTTTAATATTATTTAATCAAAATAGTATTAAATTAGTTATTTAGAACCAGTTATTTCAATTGCTTTATTCTTTTATAAAGATATTTTTCATACCATCCTTTATTATGTTCATCAACATTACTTCCTAAACTTGAGTAAATAACTCTATTTGTTCATAGGTCTCTTCGCGATTGTATTCTTTTTATTAATTCCAATTCTTAACATTATATTATAAATACAATTATTTGATCTATTATTATCGCAATGGGATCGGTTCTTTGATAGGCTCTGGTGGTGGTTCTTTGATAGGGTCTTCTTCTTTGGGCATAGATTTTCCTCTAAAGTGTGTGCCTATAGAAATATCTTTACTTGGAACAAATGTATTATCACTCCAATTTTGTCCAATATAGTCGCTAATATTTATTGAAGTGGATCCGTTATGAATTTTGCCTGTAACGGCATTATAAATATCACTCCATTTAACAGGATTTGGTGCACCAGGAATACTCATTAATATATTTAATTATTATTTTATTAGATATATTATTTTGCTTTTAATTCATCTATTTGTTTTTGTTGTTCTTTAATGCAATTGATCAATAACGGGATTATTTTCTCATATCTTACAGCCATGTATCCATTATCTCTAGTAACAGTTGCTTCTTTTAATATTCCATCCACCTCCTGAGCCAAAACACCTACATCTCTGCCTGTATTTGAATGTATTTCTTTTTTCTCTATCCAATCAAATGAATATCCATTTATTTTTTTTAATTTTTCCAATGGATTTTCTAAGAGTTTGATATTTGTTTTGAGCCTTTTATCTGATGTTTTAAATGCCGTTATATCCCCTGCAACCGTTAAAGCGCCACGCAACGCTAAAGTTTGTATGTCGATAGCATCTTCGATTACGGCTTTTGTTACTAAAGCATTGGAACCAGTTGCTCCTTGTGCTCCAGTAGCTCCAGTAGCACCTACTGCGCCGTTAGTTCCATTAGTCCCTGCTGCTCCTTGTGCTCCCGTATTACCTTTTGTTCCTGTTGAGCCTTGTGCTCCCGTATTACCCGTTGATCCAGCAGCACCCGTTGCTCCTTGTGCTCCAGTAGTACCTACTGCACCGTT